TTGCCGCCCGGTAAATCTTGCTTAAATTGTAAAGAATGCTACAAGACTTGTTACGCGAGGAAAGCTTATAGGCAATATCCTAATGTAAAGATATCCTGGGATTATAACCTTAGCATTGCCCGGAATGATCCAGAGTATTTATTTGATTTGTTAGTCCTACAATTGAAGGGCACTAAAAAGAATATAATCAGAATCCACAGCAGCGGGGATTTCTTTAGTCAAGAGTATATTGATCTATGGGAAAGGATAATACTTCTTTTCCCGGATAAAAAGTTTTATGCCTATACCAAGGTAAACAATATTCTAAACTTTAATAAAATAAACAAGCTTAAAAACTTCAATCTAATAGAATCTTTTATTGATGGATATCTAAACTATGGACCAACTGATTATTGTAAGAAATTAGTTAAGAATAACAAAGCTTTCCCATGCCCGGCAACCAAGGGAAAGGATGTAACTTGCGGCCAGGATTGTAATTACTGTGTAACAGGATCCCGGCCAGTGTTTATAATTCACTAAAAGGTGGCAACATGAAAAAAGAAAAAGATGAAACAATGATGGTTACCATTACCCCTCAGGAGCTCCAGTTGTTGAAGCTGGGGCTGAAAGAGCGCACTAAGGTCAGGCGTCGCCAAGAGAAAAAAAGGCGAAAGCAATACTTTAAATAAGGAGACGAATATGAAAAGAAAAATTTTAACAAAAAAACAAATACGTAAAGCTACCGCGCTGGAGTTGGTCTTTAGAATGAATTGCCTGCATGCAGAGAGCGCACGTAGGCCACAGGATGCAGGTGTGCCTATGGCTGATATTCGGGAAGCTTCGAACATAGCTAAGGAACTACGACACAGGCTAGGAAGGCTCGGTATTTTTTACGCAGGAGAAAGCAAATGAACAAATTATTAAAAAAGGAAATTAAATTACTCTCGACCGAGGAATTGAACATACGGTATTGCCGTATATTGGAAAGGGGCGAAACGCTGGATGCAAATGATATCCCGGTTACCGACGCAAGGGAGATTCTCTGGATTGAAGATATATTGCACGAGCGATTAATCAAGGCAGTTGGCCATGATTTCTACCCGCCTGATCGTATTGAGGAAATCAAACCTGCGGAAAAGCTTCCGAGCAACTGCATAAAATCGCTTCTGAGGCCGAGCAAGCCAAAAACGAATGTGGGCAGAAGAATCAAGTTCAATGTCGTCGTTACTTCTTCTATCGGTCACAAAGTGGCAGAGTTCGGTGTGGATGTAGATACGAAACTCGAAGCTGATAAGAAAGCTCGCCAAACGATAAGGCAGTTAGGACTTCAAAGAGTCACATACAAAATCAGTTAAGGAGGCAAGAATGAAAGCCGAAGAATATTTAGAAAAGTTCGAGAAAGATTTTCAAGAGGTTGGAGATATGCAAGCAACAACAAATTTGGTAAATATGTTCATTGGTGAGATCAAAGACATGATCGTGGTAAGACATGCTACCACAGAAGGAGCAGTAGTAAGCATATTGCGAGAGTTGAATCAGAAGTGGAATGCTCTTTGTAGACTGGATGGAAAGGGAAGATTTAAACCAGATGGATTCATCAAGTATGTGAAGCATAGAGCTATGAAAGTGATGCCCAGCATACTGCTTACTCTGAATAAAAATATGAAGGAGATATTGAGATGAGACAAATGAAATGCAAAGAGTGTGGGAAGGTCGATGGCAAAGAAGCGTAGGGGACGACTGCCAGCCAAGAAAGCGACGTATAAGCATTGTATCGGGTGCTTGTCTCAGTATTCCGGAATCGAACGGGATGGTAAAACCGGAGCCGTGTTAAGAACATTTAACTGTAAAACACATTGCCAAAGGAAGTCATTTTAAATGGTAACAATAACCGAGAACGGTTATAGCGAAATGTGTAGGATAATCCTTGCGGGATTGACCGCACTCCATTTGGAGGTCGGTATTCCCGCTCGGATGTATAAGAAGGCTATGGAGTTTTCGGAAAAAGCGGATAGGGAGATGGTAAGACGCTTGAATGAATACTTAAATTGTACGGCGACGAGGAAGCGTGTGATATGGAGTCTTAACCCGAAGACAGGGTCATTTACTCGTTATCCTACTCGAGTAGGCTGTCGTAAAAAAAAATTTAAAAATAAAACTTGACAAAACTGTAAAAAAAATAAAATATAGATAGGAAGAAAAATTTAAGTCCTCATTGGGAGGTTAACAAGATGAGCATTCCAAAAAAGCGTATCATGATCATTATTCAAATCGTGGCCTCAAAACAAATGTATGACCCTATCTCACAACAGTTTAGGGATGAACTTATAAATGAAGCCTATCTTGGGGTTATGGAAGCCATGCAAAAAGCTAAAACAAGGATGACTGAGGCAACGATTTTTACAATCGCTAAACGCAGACTCCTGCAGTATAAGTGTAAGAATACAAGTCCGTTGCACGTTCCCATGAACTCAGCATATTGGTGGGGTTATAAACAGAAGCGTGGTGGTGGAATTGGACTAGAATTAAAGGAGGAGTTAATCCCCATTCAGAGAAACTGGAAGGATGAGGAAGTTCATAAAGATTTGAAAATGATAGCCGAAAGGGTATATAAGCAATTGAGTCGAGTTGAACGTCGGGTTCAGCAAGGGTTACTCAGGGGGGAAACACTCAAAGCTGTTTGGTTAGAGCTTCGGCTGCTTAAGATTAAGAACATTAAGCGGAGAGTATACGCAGCTCCTGAACAGATTCGAAAAACATGGGAAAAAGAATTAGGAGGGAAATATGAATCCTGTCAAAAATGAGGTAATGGATGCTCTGAATCAGTCTTTCATTCATCCGCCACTTATTTTAAATGGAAAAGAAAAGGATGAGTTGGCAACAGTCATACTTCAGTCAACACTCAACGTCTTTAACGTATTAAGAAAAGTCGGGGCAGGTCAGCGAGAAGCAAAGAAAGTAATGGATATGGGAAAGGACATTGTCGTCGAAGCTATCGGTCGGAGAAAAAGACGCCCATCCTGCTACAAGGTTAGTTGGGATGCTTTTTAATGACGGGAGAGATTATTCTCACATGTCCATTCCCGAACTGCGATGATAGAAACAAGGGGCACAATCATTTATATGTAAACGCAGAGAAAGGGGTGTTTCAGTGTTGGCTTTGCGGACATTCAGGTAGAGTTTCGTATTTATTAGGCAGGTTCCCAGAGCTATCAGTTAGAATAGGGTTTGCCGAAACTTTTCCTCGAACAGAACAACCCGGTAGAACACGGACGTTTATAAAGCTAATTTATGCAAAATCAATTCTGGCTCAGAAAGCTTGGACATATTTAATGAATAGGGGAATGACAGAGGAGGAAATCAAGGAAGCAGACGTGCATTTGTGTTATGAACTCTCCAATCGTGCAATTTTCCCTCATCCAACCGGTGTCAATTATTTCTGGTCAGGACGTGCAGTTATTATGAAGAGTCCGTCGTGGTTATTCCCCCGAAGAGGTGATACGATTCTTACTAAGAGCCAGTGCTTATGGGGCTTGGAATCGGTAGAGGAACAGGAAGAGAAAGTCGTGTGGATTACAGAGGGTATATTTGATGCTATCGTCACGAATGGTATCTGCGTTTACGGTAAAATCCCATCAGCAATCCAGCTTCGAGCAGTTATGGCTTTGAAACCCGAAAAGGTTGTAATAGCGTTCGATAGAGATGCAATGACAGAGGCTTTGGCTGTTCAGAAGCGGTTGCATCCGTTTGTTCCAACGTATGTGAAGCGTCCGCAAGCTTCTGATTATGGTACGTATATGAAGGAGGGCAGACGCAGAGAAAAAGGAGAGATGGACTTCACGTGAAAGAATCGGGCCAATGACAATATAGAGGAAAGAATAGGAGGAAAAAATGAAAACGATTTACAAGTACGAAGTGCCCATGGGAGACGTCTCAAGCATCCGCATGCCCCAGGGAGCGACAGTGCTGTCTTTTCAGATGCAGAACGGAACGCCCTTCATTTGGGCACTCATCAATGAAGACGTGCCGGAAGCGGAGAGACAATTCGTTCTCGTCGGAACTGGCCACCCTATCGATGACTCCTGGAGCCTCAAGTTCATAGGCACTACACAGCAAGGCCCGTTCGTTTGGCACTTGTTTGAAAGGAGGTAAAAATGAAGATGCCGAAGAGAATGAAAAAGGAAGACTTGAAACAGCTTGCTTGTGATATGAACAAGGGTCTGGTCTTTACGGATAGGGAGGTTCAACCCCCTCGTCTAATACTGACAGTGTTCATGCCGTTGCTGTTCTTAGACGGGGATAAGAAGTGGTCAGATCAGGTCGGTCTGATATACGAGTACTATGATAAAGCAGGACCTCGAGGTGTTAACGGGATGCCAACGTTTATGAGCATGAGAGTCGTGCCGAAAGAGGATATGTCAGCGTTAGTTGAATATATGCAAAAGTATCGGGAGGCAGAGCTCGCTGTCAAATGATAAAAGTCATAAAAGACAATGTCTTCACAAAGGTCGAGCATTTCGATGAAGACATAGAAGAAAGAGCACTCAAAGCAAGTTTAACGTTTCAAGTGCCGAATTTTTGGTTCATGAAATCATATAGGAATAGGGTATGGGACGGCAGGTATTCATTCTATAATGCGTATTCAAAGAAGTTTCCGACAGGGTTAATTCCGATTCTGCCAGAGAAATTGCAACGCTTACTTCTCATAGTGGATGCCAGGAAAAAACCAAAAGCGAAGTTTGAAGATCCGACACTCATCGGAATAGAACTCAGGGATTATCAGGTAAAGGCAATTCAAGATGCAGTGGCCAAAGAACGTTGTATTCTGACCGCTCCGACAAATGCGGGGAAGACAGAATGCGGTGCGTCGATAATGAAAGTACTGCGGCCGTTAAAAGTGCTATGGTTAACTCATCGAGGAAATCTCATGTATCAAACACGGGATAGACTGGCAGAACGGTTGGACGAAGATATAGGTGTTATTCACAGGGATACATTCGATACCAAGCGAGTCACGGTGGGTATGGTTCAGACTATTTATCACAGGCTTCGGAGCAAAAAGATGGATGTTAGAAAGTTCTTTGGTAATTGGCTCAGTCATGATGTTGATGTGCTCATGATTGATGAATGCCATCATCAATCAGCAGGATCGTGGAAAAACGTGGCAAAGAAGTGTAATGCATATTATAGAATTGGGCTGAGCGCAACTCCGTTGATGAGAGAAGAAATACAGAATCTCTGGCTCGTCGGATTGACGGGTGATGAGATAAAGACAGTAAGGAATATAGATTTAATACGTAGAGGAATTTCTGCCCGTCCGAGGATTGTGCGGATAAAGAATTGGTCGATGAAGTTTGTTCAGCAGTCAAATTATAGGCTCTCATATAGGTTTGGAATCGAGGAGAACAATGATAGGAATAAGACTATAGCAGGGTTAATTAGAATTCATAAAGGACGGGGTGAACCCATTCTAGTTTTGATAAATACAATAAAGCATGGAAAAGAAATATTGAAACGTGCTCCCGAGGGAACAATATTCTTGCACGGAATCCTTGACTTGGATTATCGAGATGAAATATTAAATAAGTTTAAACAAGGAGAAGTTCCTTGCATTATAGCGACTCCAATTTTCGATGAGGGAGTTGACGTCCCGATAGTAAGGGCAATGGTATTAGGAGGTGCAGGAGCTTCACATTTACGCCTGTTACAAAGGGTTGGACGGGTTATGAGAAAGAATCCGACAGGAGACAATGTAGTAACTGTTTACGATTTTGAAGACCAAGGCGATAAATACCTGTCTGGGCACAGTACATATCGACTTCAATTGTATCGCAAAGAAGGATTCGATGTAATTCCAACGACAATAAAGTTTGGAGCAAGAGTATGACAGGAAAACAGTTATCTCATGAGCTAAAAGCCGATAGAGCTCAGCATATTATTGATCTCGTCGACCGTCTGGGCGTAAAGTTCCCAGAGATAGGGGAAAGGCTTGGTATGGCTACGGAGCAAGTCCGAGCTTTATACGCCAAAGCCAAACGGATTAGAAATGATAGTCTATAAGGTATATGAAATAACAAAGTATGCTGCTTTTGTAAGTATATTGACTCGTGTGGAGTGTATGAGTAAATTGAGTGAAGCTAAGTTAAATTCAAACTTCCGAATTGAAGTATTGTTAATGTCTAATGAGGAGTTTAAAGTAGCAAAAGAAGCGGCATCAGAAGTGAATAAAGCGACCATAGCGGGATGGAAGAAACGATGATAGGTCCGCCACTTAAACCCTGTAAACGGTTCAGAAAAATCGTTAGGAGTTGTGGTACATGTGGATTGTTTGATAAATCTACTCCCGCAGTCAAAGATGCATATTGTCTCAGACCCGACGGTCCAGCATGGAATAAGCGGAGTAAGGCAGGACCGCTTCAATTTGTTTGTAAGGGATGGAGGAAACCAAAATGACAGCCAAAGAATTGGTATTGGAGTTAGTAAAAAGACAGAGTAAGAAAGCCGTTCTTGATGAGTGTTGGGATAAATTAGAGCCCGACATTGAAGTGGATAAGTATGGGCGTACGGATATTTGTTTCCCCTCAGTAGCCATAGGCTTTGCATTTGATAAGCAGGGGAGGTTTCTCGGAATTTTTAACTGGAGGGAGTAATGAGATTAAAATTAGATGAAGTAATTAAAAAATTGGAAAAGATGGAAGCCCAAAGTACGAGAGAAGGGTATGGCGGTGACGCAGCCCGTACCGCAGCCCAAAGACACACTCTGATATTACTGAGCAAGATCGCTCAGAAAGCGATTAAGCCCAGAAGAAAGCCGTCAGCGTGGAATATCTTCATGTCTTCATATCTGAGACAGGGTAAGACAATAAAAGAAGCATCTCGAGATTGGGCAAAGAAAAAAGAGCGAGGTATATAGAATGGATACACGAATTAAATCAGGAATAACGAACGTAGGATTAGCAGGTGTCGCATTGGTTATGATCGGGTTGTCTTATAGGCTTATTGGATTTGAACATACCGTGCTAGGCGTCTTAACTCTTTATCTATGGAGATGGTTCAAGGAATGATGTGTGACACGAAACTACTTGTGACAATAAAGACGAGGAGGGCTTAAAATGAGATGGACTTTGTGGCTAATTCTTATGGTATTAATGGGTATTTTTTATGAAATTGCAGAGAAGGAAGTTGAACTTGAGCTACTGGCCATCCTTGGAATCAGCGCTGCAATGTTACTTATGGATTATTTCAAAAAGAGGAGAATAGGATGAAAAAGCTGTTAAAACAGGACGTAATCAGTCGGACAGTAGAGTCCCTGATTTCAAGGTCATTTGCAGAGATGGTATTCACACTTCCCGATGGTCTGTATTACTGGGGTTTATACGAGGGTATGAGGCGTGTGCTCGAGACAATGTTTGAGCAGAAAGAATTGGCTGAAATGTTAAGAGACTCAAACCCCTTAGACAATCCTTGGGCCGATGCGAAAGTCATGGGAGAACTCTTGCAATCCGCACGAATTGAACTTGCAAATGCAGGTATGAGGTCTCGTGAGATGGTAAAAGCGTTTGACTTTGGAGGACCAGCCGGCAAGCAAAAGTTTGTGAACCTGATTACTGATTTGCTTAAGGGTTGGAGTCCATCAGGAGGAGAAAAATGATAGACATCGACGCAGGAGCTTTGGTAGCCGCAGGAGGATTATTGATAGCTGTAGTTACGGTATGCGTTTTTTGGATACTGGCCATGAAGAAATTATTTAAGTAAGGAAGTGAAAAATGAAAGAAGAAATAATCAAATCTCAGTTTCCATCCGGGTTCAAACCGGTTAGCAGGTACTCGGGGAAGTATAGGTCAGGTTTCCATCCCAAACCACCGGCCATGACTATAGCTAAGAACGGGTATATAATCTTCAACGTCCCTGCATCAGCAAGACTGACCACAGGAGATAAGAAAGCTATAAGCATAGCGTTCTTCACATCGAAGCGTCAGATTGCGTTCAAACCCGAGAGAACTCATATCAAACCCCCCCTGACCTATAAGCTGACTACATCAGGGCTTTATAAGCGGCATGTATCTGTAGCGTTTAAGACCTTAGCACGAATCTGGAACATTGCGTTAGACGGCAAACATTATCTGCTGAGATGGAATGAAAAGAGCGGTGTTATGATAGCGAATTTGAATGACCCGTATTAAAGAAAATTTCCGGAAGCTCTGCCTTCAAGGACTCTATTACTACGTAATAGAGGCCGTGAAGACAATAACAATTCTAAATCTTAGTATAAAAAAGAGTGTTAACGTATTTAAAATCTTAGGTCCGAGCTATTAGAAGAGTATTACCTTTAGGTAATACGAAGACTAATAGCGAGGAGGCAACCACTCGAGAGCGCGTGAACCGGTGGTTTAAGGAGGATGACATGAAATTCACCAAAGAAGAAAAAAGCCTGTGCAAGCAGGTGGCGGAGAAGCATAAGAAGGAGGTTAAGTATGGGGACTGGATTTTATATGGGAATAATAAGCCTCGGCTCATAACAGAACAACCTAAAGAAATCCAAGAGGCTTGCTATTCTTTAATGGATGCTTTTATTCCCCTCTGGACTATATCCGACTGCTTGGAGTTTTTGAGGGAAAAAGGTTATCGAGTCAAAACTGATGATACTGGATATAAGGTTAATCCATTTCATGTGAATTGCTATAGACACAAAACCAAAATAGCTTTTTTCACGTGTGCCATGACTCGACTCGAAGCCTGCCTGAAAGCCGTATTAGCCGTGTTCGAGGAGGAGGGAAAATGAGCGAAAGAGCAATTCTAGGAAAAAACATTAAGAGCCTTAGACAGGCCAAAGGATTGACACAGAAAGAGCTGGCGAGAAAAGTAGGCCTGACCAGCGACACAATTTCCAAGATTGAATCAGAAAAACAAGAGAACATCGGCTCGAAACATCTAATCTCGATCTGCCGGGAACTAGATGTCAGTATGGAGGAGCTTTTTATGGCGGACCCCGAGACGAAGTTCATAAAGCTTGTGTTCTCAAAGCAGAACATCCGGAGCGTGGAAAGAATAATCAATGAAATCAAAAGCATTTTGGTGAAAAAGAAATAATGTTCTATCTGCTTTACCGATATTCTCTCGCCGATCAAAAGAAACTTTATCAAGAATTCAAATCCAAAGAGGAGCTAATTAAGTTCATCGAGAAGAAAAAGGATGAGATAGAAATCGATAAAATAATCAAAGCGGGGAGAGAATTTAAACTCAACTGGATATTAAAACTCGATGAAATTAACAAGCCAGAACCTCAAAAACGAGGCAGACCGAGAAAAGAGAAAGCCGAATCAGAGAAATTGGATCAAGAAGGATCCGAACCCGAATCTGAACCCGAACCAGAATTAGAGCATAAAGAAGAAGAACCCGAGAAAGAAGAAGATCTTATGAAAAGAGGTAACAATGCGATCGAAGCAGCCAAAAAAGAGCACGAAGATAAGATAATAAAGTGGGAATTATGCGTTAAGTGCGGAAAAAATAAAGTAGTTAGTTCGAAGTCGAGAAAAATCTGTAGTGATTGCCTGCAAAAAGAAAAGAAGCTCGCTTCGAGTAAGAGAAAGAAGGAAATTCTTCTGAATTATGAGAGCAGTGCCAAATCAAAGGAGGAGTGAATGAAAATTTTATTCAGAATACCCTTAAGTATTTATTGGCTTTGTTGGAATGAAGATTTTAAGAAATTTTGTTTGGCGACAAAGCAACTTAATGCTGGAACGGGCTATTACTTTAAGCAGTTAATTTAACCAGGGAGGAGTGATGTGTAAATGGGGAACATACGCTAAAGTCGAATTATGTGAACTCGATTTAAGGAACCTCAACAGAGAACAGAATAAATTGAGGGCAAGAAAACTGGGCTTGTCAGAAAAGGGAGAGCTTATTGATTCATGCATAGCGCCTCTAGTTCAGATGCTGAATGACCATGAAATAAAGACGGTAAGCAGCTGTTGCGGGCACGGAAAATTAGATTATTCTGTCATTGAGATTCATCCTAAATATTTTAAGCTCACGACATTTGGGTTTACGAAATTCTATTATAGGTATTTGGTAAGAATTTTTTCATATATTATAAAAAAATTAGTAATTTACAATAGGCAATTTTGCTTGGAGTTAAAATTCCCATATAAGGGAGTACCGAGGAGGAGTGAGTGAAAAAAACCCATAAAAAAGGAACCTATTGGCTTGATTTGGCTGACAATGGCTATTGGCTGATTAAAAATGAGGCTGGTTATAGAGAATGTGTAGGAGTTGGAGATGAAGGGAAAAAAGCAGCGCTTGAAAAAATTGAAAGATTAAACAAAGGAAGCCAAATGAGCAAATTGAAGGAAAGGGAACTTTTGAAATGGTTTAAAGATTTATATGACGCCGCACCTTATGTGTTGGGTGGGAGTAAGGATGAACAAGCCTACCAGCAAATAAAAGAGATGATACAGAAGGAGTCAAGGGTGAGCATGGCAGAAGTCGAAAATATTGTATCGGCAATCAGAAAACATCCAAACTTTATAGAAGCTACGGCAGGATTATCTGCATGGCTCGAAGTCAAGGCAGGAGTGCGTGTCGCATAAGAATATGTCAACTAGGAGATGAGGATGAAAGAATTAACTCACGATGATTTAATTAAAATAGCCAAAAAATGGCTATGGAAAAGATGTGTTGTTGTGGTTACGGAAATGAAAATAGCTCGTGAGGAACCAGAGGTTGTAGATGCTATTGGTTGGGAATATGGAGGGTGGTCAATGGTCGTTGAATGTAAAACAACGAGGGCAGATTTTTTAAGAGAAAAAAGAAAAAGACACCACAAAGAAAAGGAGGGGGGCATGGGAAATAAGAAGTATTTTCTTATGCCCAAGGGTTTAATAACAACCGATGATCTTCCAACGGGATGGGGATTGCTTGAATGTGTGGATAAAAAAAGAACGCCAACAATAATTAGATACCCGCTGTTAAAAGAAGACATAAATCATGGGCGAGAAATTCTCTTGCTAGTTTCATGCCTTCGTAGAATTGGAGGACTGAGTGATGGCATAAGCGTAAGGTGCTATCAAATTCATTCAAAGAACAGAGCCACTCTTGGCATAAAGGAGGAGTGAATGGCGATAAGAGTAAGAAAAATTGAGAACAAAAACGCTACGGGTGGTTTTAGTTATATCGCTCTCTGTGCGGCAGAAACGAAGCCGGAACCTGGAGACCTTTATCTGGACGACAGTGTTCATCACGCTCTCAGTGGCAAGTTCTACGATGACCACGTGAAGATGGGATTTATAAAGAAGCCCACCGTAACCGAGGAGTTTGTGGGGATGTTGCGGGATAGATTAATGGCAATTCCAATAAGAGAATACTTTATACCTAATAGGCGTAAAGTTATTGCTGATAGAATTGCTAAAGAACTTATTAAAAATGGTGTGGAGGTGATGGAGAAATGATTTTAATAGATTACGGGGGACACATGGTTGCGACAGAAAGCGAAATGGAGCTTCATATATTCGCTAAAAAAATTGGTCTGAAAAGGAAATGGTATCAGACTGCTGGACGATTTCCTCATTATGATTTAACCACAAAGAGGAAGATCACCAAAGCGCTCGAGATGGGAGCAAAGCAAATACCAATAAAGGACCTTATGACCAAAGCCTGGTGGGCAAAGGAGAAGAAATGAGATTACATTGCAACGATTGCGGAAAAGTAGTTTCAACCGAGGTACCGGACAAAACAGTAGTACGGGGATGGACACAGTGCCCGGAGTGTGTTGAGAAGCTAATGTGTGATGAAAAACAGGCGTTGGATTTGACAGATGAATGGCGTCGGAGTTGGGGCGTTGAGTCACATCGTTATGATATTGCATCAGCTCATACGGCAGCCATCAGGTTCGTTACATGGCTTTATAAAAAGAGAAACATTACTCTGGTAAAATCTCAGTGACCGATTCACATCGGTGACAATAACACATTGAAGGAGAACTCATTGGAGGGATTTTTAGATGACAAAGAATTTTTTAAAGCACTGGCTGTAAAGGTCTGTTATGAGGCAGCGGCACGGGACTTGACAGGTTCTAGAAAAAAGTTTAATGTAGACGAGCTTTCACATAAGGGCAGAGTTAATTTAGACCATTTCAAGGAAATTTCCAGGAAACTTCAGGTAATGGAAGTAACTGTCGAAGACTTTATCGGAGTGATGTTCAATCACTATAAATGGCCACGAAAAATGGCAGGCAGACTCTTCAATTACCCCTATCTCTCGTTCCTCGCATCAGACGGAGCAATGTCAATGTTCAGGCGGGGATATAGGGAGCTTAAATCATCATACGGACATATAAAAATGTTTAGACGAGTAATTCGGTCAGGCGAGGGCGGGAGCCTTGAAATAAAATTCGGCGGCTGTTTCTATACGGGGTTTGACTATTTGTATTCGGCAGTAGAACAGTTCGGATTCGCATACTTTGAACGCCCGATAAATCTGCTCTCTTTCTTCTTTGCAAATAACGAGATGTTCTCACCCGAGTTCATCTGTTTGCATAAATCGTTTCGGAAAATGCTAAAACAACAGGAAAGCTTGCTCGGCGTAGAAAGGAAATTAGCTCATGTAATATGTGAGTATGTATCGGCAGTAAGACGCAGGGCACGCACCGATAACCATTATCATAGACGGCTCGGTCGAGCATATCGAGCCGTAAGAGAGAAAGAAGGAGGAGACATCGAAAAGCAAAGGAAGAATCTCAGGAACTGGAAGCGCGTATGGCTCCTTCTGAGATAAGTACGTTAGAGACCAGTGTTCTCCCGTCAGCAATGCAGCTTGAGGTCTTGTCATTCCTTGTCCGTGATAGGGAAACGATGGTTCGGTTCATAGAGTCGATAACCGAGAGAAACTTTGAGAACCCGGTGCACAGGGTAATCTATAACATCGCACGCAGGTATTTCCTCGCCTATCTACGACCGCCACCACGCAGGATATTAGAACGTGAGTTAGATCGTTGGATTCATGCCAATGAAGACTCGCAGGTAGTAGGACCCGATTATTTCTGGACCGAAGTAGACAGGCTCTATAACATTCCACTTACAGAACGGCAGTACCTGTTAGATAAAGTAACCGATTTCCTGGTCAGGTATGAATGCGGAAAGTTGGGAGAGCAGGCAATCCAGGCAGTAAGGGTCGATACGTTCAATGCCGATAGTGTTATGCGGGCTATAACAGCGTTCATATCAGTGCAGTCGGGACAGATGAAATCGAGGATGGAGTATCTGTTAAAAGACGCAGAAACCCGGGTGCGGGAAGAACCAACGGCTCATAGAATTAGTACGGGGTTGCGTACCTTGGATAAAGTGTTGGGCGGAGGTCTCGACGTCGGGGAACTTGGCATAGTCTTGGGGCCGACAGGCATGGGAAAATCACACTTGTTAATAACCTTTGGGTCACATGGAATGCAGCAACGTCATAGGGTTCTGCACGTAACACTTGAGCTATCGAAAGAGAAAGTACTGGGCAGGTATGAAGCGTTCCACACCCGTATTCCAAAAGCAGAGCTCTTTGATAAGATGGATGATGTTGTCAGGCATCTAACACGGATGAGAAGCTTGGTTCAGCCTGCAGATGTGCTTGTTATAGAGTACCCGACTCGCGGTTTGACAGTAGACGAATTCCGAGCAGCAGTATCGCAGGCCGCAGTAGGACAGTCGTTCATACCCGACTTAATAATACTCGATTATGCAGACATACTCAGACCGTCAAAGGAAGAACGGAGCGAGAAGCGGTATGAAGTACTCATGGCTATGTATGAACGTCTCAGAGGCTTGGCACAGGAATTCCATGTTCCGATATGGACGGGATGTTTGCGAGGAAACGTTGAGGTCGCTCTTCCCGAGGGAAATGTTCCGATAGGAGAGTTAGAGGGAAAACGGGATTTTTGGATATGGGCGTGGGATATACCAATGAATAAACCGAAGGTGGCAAAGGCGAGTAAGTGTGTAAAAACAGGCACAAATGTATCGTTAGTGCGAGTGGGCTTTGATGACGGAAGTCATGTTGAGTGTACGGAAGATCATAAGTTTTTACTTCGAGATGGATATAAAGAAGCTCGTCATCTTCAGGAGGGAGATTCTTGTCGAATTATTGTTCGAGATGAGTATAAGCATCGGCGTTCGATATATAACAGACTGCGAATAAAAAGAAAGTGGATATCAGAACATCGGTTTGTGTGGGAGCAGATTCATGGTAGAAAAGTAAGAAAGACCGAGGCTATTCATCATAAGGATTTTAATCCCAAGAATAATCATCCAGAAAACTTGGTTTGTATGTTGGGAAAGCGTCATCAACGGTTTCATAAGGAGTTAGCAGATGGTTTGTTTAATGCAGGACGGAGCGAGAGAAATAAGAAGATGTTAAGCGAATTGAGAAGGGTGGATAATCCCATGTGGAAATCGGGAGTCAAGGAGAAAATGATAAGGAGTAAATTAAAGTTTTATGAGGGTTTGACAAAAGAGCAGAGGCAAAGGATGTGTTCGAATAGGACGACCCTTAGGAAGGGAGGATCAAATCCGTATGATTTAGTAGTGGTGAGAGAGAAGACGAGCAAAACAGTTAAGAATCAGTGGGCGAGTATGACCGCAGAGGAGAAATCAAAGAAGTTGAGAGGTGTGAGAGGTTGTTGGGGGAGGGTTCGAAAGAGAGATCGCAGCACAGGCAGGTTTGTTTCTCAGAATCATAAGGTTCTCTATGTTCGGAGAATAGGACGAGGAAATGTGTATGATATTGAAGTTCCAGAGACTTCAAATTTTATTTTGGGAAATAGAGTGGTAGTTCACAACAGTCAAGCCCGTCGTACCGCGCTGGGGAAGAAAGTAATAACAATAGCAGACATAGGAGAGTCGTTTGGTAAAGCACAGGTGGCCGACGTTGTACTTTGCATTTGCAAAACGAAGACAGAAGAAGAAATGAATTGTGGCCGTTTTTACGTGGGCAAGAACAGGGATAATCCGGGTCACATCGTAATTCCGTTCCGGCAGGATTTAGATTATAGCAGATTTTCTGAGCCGGCGGACGCTCATGCCCAGGAGATGGCGCCGTCAGAGGTTGAGTACGATGTGGCCCGGTATGAACAAAAACCCGATGACGACGAGCAAGTGCCATTTTGAGGAGGAAAAATGGCTAAACTAAGTTTTAAGCAACAGTGTTTAGATCAGTGTAAGAAGAAAATGAATTTTCCGAGGATGAAAATTCCGAAGATAAGGATATCAGAACACGAACAAAATCTAGAAATGATAACGAGTGAGGATGAGGACTATATATGGCTCTTCAAATTCGGATTCATAGCGAAGAACGATTTGATTGACTTGCTGAGTGGGGAGAAAAGTCTGTGACAGGTTTCAGCCTGTGACAATAGAATAGTGACAGGAGAATTCGATGGAAAGTAAAATGAAAATAAAGATTTTAAGTTTAATGGTGATCGGTTTAATGTTTATGGGTTGTGTTGCAACTCTTCGTAGTATTAACCCACATCTTTATCCACCAACGGTAAAAGAACGAAAGGCTTATATAGAGGCGAATCCGCAATTAATGCTTGTAATGAAAACAATGATTCTGGGTGGTGAAGTTATTATCGGAATGACGGGGGAAGAAGTTATAGCAAGTAGAGGACGTCCTTACAAAGTGAATAGAACGAGTACAGTCTATGGAATACATGAACAGTGGATTATGGGACCTATGGATGTCATGGCACATATACCTAAGAAATGCAAACAGTATTTCTACATTTATTTTGAGAATGGTAAAGTGACTTCCTGGCAAAATTGGTAAAAAATAAGAAATAAGAAATAAGATGACAGTTACAAAGTTTAAAATGAAGAATTATACAACAGAGGTCACTCCCGAGCGGAGTATTGCAGAGATAGAAAAAATGTTAGCACTCTTCGGCGCAACAGCAATTATGAAGGAGTTCACGCCAGATGGCAGAGTCTTTGACCTAGCATTCAAAATTCAGGATAAGGCATTCAAACTTCCAGCCCATGTTGATGGGGTGAAGAAGGTGTTGTTCGAAGGCTCACGCCCACCAACGTCAAAGGATATTGAAAGGCGACGGGAGGATAGAGCTAATAGAGTGGCGTGGAGGATTATAAAAGATTGGATTCATGCTCAGCTAAGTCTCATAGCATCAGGGCAGGCACATCCACATGAAGTCTTCCTTCCGTATATGTTTGATGGGAAGAAGACGCTCTATCAGACGTATACAGACGGACTGCTTTTAGGTCCGAAGGTGAAAAATGAGTAGAACATTGAGTGAAGCATTGATAAAGATTCCCTCGTTAAGTCCGCATACGTGTATGAAAATGTTAGAGATGATTTCCGCTTTGAAAAAGAAGGCAAAGGAAGAGCCAGACTGTGAAATAAAGGAGCAATTATTAGCATATAGTAAAGCTTTGGATAGCGTATGTTTTTATTCAGCAATCCATCAAGGAGTAGTATTAAAGGCTTTTTCTGCGATGATAAAGAAGATGCAGAAAGGATAAAATAATGATGATAGCAAATTATGAAGGCATTCCCACCATTAAATTGGTTCCCATCAATTACCCCCCTTTTGCTGACATCTATGCCGGTTTTTGGTGTCTTCCCCGGCGCTATCATCATTTCAATAAATAAAGGAGAAAGAAAAATGGAAGTAAAAATTAAAGATTTAGAGCCTAATCCATTCAGGGATATTAAGAATTATCCCATAGACTCGGCAAAGGTTGAGAGCTTGGCAAAGTCAATTACCCAGACAGGGTTTTGGGATAATATCCTCGGACGATTGGGAAAGAAAGGGCATTTCTTGGGCTATGACGGCGATGAACTTGTCGGAGAGTTTGACAGGGATTTCAAGTCAATTAAGATTCTGAATGGTGGTGAGGTAACACGGTATGAGTGGGTAGGCAAAGTAGAGATTGCTTATGGTCATCATCGCCTCATGGCTTTGTTAAGAAACTGTGCTCCTGATTTTGTCGTTGATATTCCAGTCAAGGATTTGGACGATGCCACGATGATTAGAATCATGGCAAATGAGAATGATGAGAGTTGGGCGTTACTACCAGGGATAATTCATGAGACGGTTCGTGTGACATATGAGTATTTAAAAAAATTTTCTCCCCTAGAGAAGAAAATTCCAGAAAAAGCCGGAAGACCAACTCAAATGTTTAAAAATTTGCCATTACCAGAAAAGGGTGAGTCTAGGCTTTCATTGATCGCTTGGCAAATCTCAGAGTGGCTTCGTGGTAATTGGTCAGAGAAAAGAGTTTATCATTCTCTTGATAGGCTTGGACTTATCGAAAAAGGAGAACTTGACAAAGAGGCGGTCGAATCCTTACCAACAGAAAAAGCCGCAAGGGATTTTACAGCAGCGGTTAAGGTGACGAAGGCGACCAAGGTGACACAGAAGAAAGTGGCGAAGAAGATTGTTGAGAGCAGGAAGAAGGAAGGTACGGAGGAGGGGGAAATCAAAGGTAAATATAGGATAGAAGAGGAATTTTTCAAAGAGGAACATGGAGCCGAAGAAAAGGCACGAAAAGCGAGGGCAAAAGCTGACAAGGAAGTAAGGCGTCTGCAGTTCGAGAACTATCTTACACGGGTTAGGGATGAAGCAGATAGTCTGAAACGTATGCTCAGGACGCTTCTGGAGTATCAGGACTATTTACTTTCCGAGCATTATCAGAAGTCAAAAGAGGGACAGGCGTTCGTGCTCGCAATGGCTGAGCTGTTCGATACGTTTCGAATTCTAATGGGGAAAAAGAAATCAGCCGATTTGGTTGAAAGCTTTAAGCTCTTGGTAGAGTCCAAGAAGGGAAAAAAATGAGAGATAGAATCGTCGCAGGGATTGTTAGGAAGCTTGAGGCCAGGTATAGAGAGGTCATAACAGCGGAGCTTGAGACTCAGTATCGGGATATGGATGAGTTTGACGGCATGCTGAGAGAAGAACGGGAAACACTCATCAAGTCGAAGTATTATCCCGCGAGAAAGGAGATGAAGCGGAGGAAGATTCCGGTCCGTCGCATATGGTCCGGAAATGGTGTTATCGGCAGATTCGTAGATGGGTTAAAGCGGGTGAATCCAAATAGTGAAGTTGATGTTGCTCTTTGGAAAGGTGACGTAGAGATTGATAGACTTAAAGCAAGAGGCATGGGAGAAGCGCATGACGAGCGGATAGAAATAGGATTGGGTAAGCAGTTGTTGCCTCGTCGGGAAGCCAAGCGCATTCAGTTGTTCGGTGGAGAGGGTAAGCCAGTTAAATTGTTAGCTTCGAAGGATGTGAAGAAAAAGGATAAATGACAATAGATATAGTGAGGAAAGAAAGTGCCCATATCCAAATTTAAGCCAGCACGACGCCTCAGAGAAATTGTCAGGAGCTGTGCAACGTGTAATATGCTTATCCTTCCAAATGATAAGCTTGTCATTTCAAAAAAAGACGAGAAGGCGTGTCGAAGACCGGGCGGACCAAAGTGGAGCGATAGGAGAAAGAACGGCTCTCCGTTACGTTACGTTTGTGATAGATGGAGAAAGAAGAAATGAAAAAGGTAGATAGGTCCCAAATAGAAATAGGGACCCTTGGAAAAACAAAGGAGGCTTGCGCTTATGGCGGTGGTTATTGTTTAGTCTCATATCATGTAGATGATAACGCCATTGAGTTAATGTATTGTTTGAGAGCGAAACAAATAAGCAGACCCTGGTTTGGACAAGAGAAGTTGTTGCGGAGGGCAGGATGTCCAGAACCTCGTAGGAATGTCTTTGATACGTGGAAATGCAGATATGCGGATGGCGGTACACACCGAGTAAGTTGAAAAGGAGATGAGAATACGAAGCCTGTTGAGTTGCCGATTTGGTCGATTGAATCCTTTCCGTCTTTTCACGAGACGGTTGAGAAAGGAGATAGTAGACTTGAAAGACGAGAAGTCCAAGCTATCAAACACGGTTCGGGAGAAGCAGGCAATTATCGATGGGCTACGCCGCAAAGTTCGCAGGCTTGAGAGGACCAAATGAAAAAAAGTTATTATGATTATCTTGAAAAGAACAGTATCGAAACAGGAGAAATTCTGGGTTATAAGTATTGGATAACCGAATCTCCGATGATGAAAGATGGGTTTGGCGGGTATAACGGATACATTCAGTTCAAAAAGAGGCCGGCCAGAGAGAAAGACTATCAGGGAATCCTGACTTATGTCCCTGTTCATGGCGGGATCACACTTGCACGGCCAGATGGCAAAATCACTTTTTCCATCCTTCCTTTATTTATGGCAAAGCCTTATCTGGGGATGATTTATGGATTTGATACTGGTCATTGTGATTCCGAAAAATTTCCAAGAGCAGACAAGACTTGGATTAAGAAACAAATAGGCTTGATGTTAAGAGGGATTTTAAGGGCAAGGATAGTCGAAATCCCCTATTTATTGGCAGGATATTTATCCGATTTTCTTGCGAGGTTCGACTCTTTGCGTATTTTTCATAGATGGGCAAAATGCATCCAAGCCCATTGTGTTCAATTTGTATGGGACACGGATAAGAAGCATGAGAACGAGCTCAATTTGGGCACGATGATGAATATCCTTTGCGGAAAGATTTAATCGAGAGGTAAGACATGAAAAACTTGCGTCCATGTATTGAAGGTGGAGAACGGAGGAAGGACCCGAAGCGAATTAGAAAAGATTTAAGTGGGGCGTTCGAAGTTCCGATTTGGGCACATAAGCCGATGAAGCGGTTCGGATTTAATCCCAATTCAGCCGAGGATTGGCACATGTTCATGGAGCATTGCGAATGAAGAAAGAAAATCGTAACCGTACTGACCCAGGGCTTCAAAAAACTTTTGATACATGGGACAAAGGTGAGCATACATATGATGGGGCAATGGATGATTTGGTTAAACTAAAGCCCCTTTCAGGAAAGAAAATCGGAGACATCTTGAAGGATTGTACGATTTGTCCAGTAGGAAATGGAACGTGCTTCTCTTTCATGACGATTTCAGTTTACGGGTTTTGTCCAGGAAAACCAGGCAAGAATGTCGAGCTTATGGTCTGCGCTCTTGGAATTGGAGGCGATGGAAAGAAGTGTCCGTTAAACAAATAATGGAGGGAAGTATGACTCTGGGGGAATCCCAGGGATGATATGGAGTCCGAGGCTTCATGGAGCCAGCGACTATAAACCTAAAGTCAGCCATGACGTACTTTCCTTCTTTGGATAAGCCAATGAGAAAATAAAATAAATGAGAATATACATATGATTCCAGTCAAAAAAGGATGTTCAACGTGTCCATTTTTAGGGCGTTCAGTCGTTCCACCATCAGGCGATGTCAGCAAAGCAAAAGTAATCATTATCGGTCAAGCTCCCGGAAGAGAAGAAATTCCGGCGATGCGTCCGTTTGTCGGTAACGCAGGCAGGCTTTTGTGGAAAGAGTTCGAGACGTTAGGCATTCATCGGTCCGATTGTTATGTGACAAATGTAGCAAAGTGTCGCCCAGACCCAAAACCCGAAGGAGGAGACGAAGCCCCACCAACAACTGTGAGAAAGCATTGTTCCGTGCAGTTTGAAGAGGAGTGGAAAGCCGTCAAAGCTCGAAAAATAATAATCGTTCTTTTCGGGAATCCCGCAACGAGTCACTTTTTGGGCCGAGCAGGGTCTACGGTAAGGGCGAGGGTTATTACTCATAAAGGAAATGATTATTACCCGTTATGGCATCCAGCTTTTCTCACGAGGAAAGAGGGAGCTATTCCAGTATGGAGAAGGCATCTTTCAATCCTTCCATCGCTAATGAAGAAAGTGAAAGCACATAAAACAATCAAGTATGATGTCATCACCTCTCCAATTGTATTTGAAGAATGTGTTGGGTATTTTCTAGCTTGTAAAGAATTTGCGTTCGATATAGAGACGACGACCAAGCGTCCCACAGATGCGGGAGCAAGGATACTTACGATGTCAATATCCGATGGTGTTAGGACCTCGGTAGTTGATTTAGAGAAATTGGGAAATTCGGTCGATGCTCATTTAAAACGTCTACTTGTATCAAAGCCAGGAAAGATAGCGCAGAATGCGAAGTTCGAATTAGTGTGGATGGCCATTAAGAAGCATTTTCTTGTTCAACCCATAGTATTCGACCCGTCAATAGCTCAGTATCTCATAGCGGAGGGTACAGGAGCAGGAGTGGCGTTAAAACAGATGGTATGGACGTATATGCCCGAGTTCGGAGGTTATGATAGCGGTATTGACAAGGATAACATGGCGGGTATGGATAGAAAGAAAGTCTATGAGTATAATGCCATAGATTCTTACGTCACGGCCAAGCTGACGGATATTCTCAGACCATTGATAGAGAAGGGCGGGTTCTCATATGTTATGAACAGTGTAATGCTTCCAGGAATTTTTCCAGTGACAGAGATGGAGGTGTCAGGTCTTAAGGTAGATGTACCCGGGATGGATAAGCAGAAGTTAGTGTTAGAGGATATGTTGAAAAAGACTCACGCTGCAGTTTTAAAACTTCCCGCAGTGAAGAAGGTTGAGGATTTTTCCATAACATCAACGCCCGCATTGCGTCGCTTGTTTTACGGCGAGTTAGGTTATCGGATTACAGCGAGAACAGCTAAGTCCAAAGTTCCAGCGTTGACAAAGGATATGATAGAGCGGTGGGCAGTCGATGGAAATACCGAGGCCGTCATGCTTCAAACGTATAAAAAGACACGAAAGGTACTTAAGACTTATTACGAGAATTATAAGAAGATGATTACTCGCAGAGGGTATCTTCATCCAGTGTATAACATGACAATTTCAAAAGGAGGGAGATTGAGTTCGGGATCACCCAACATTCATAATGTGCCAGTTCCAGTCAGGCATATCTTCGTTTCAAGGTTTCCAGGGGGCGTCATTCTTCAAGCAGATTTTAAGCAGATAGAATTGAGGGTTATAGCGTTTCTGGCTAACGATGAGAAGATGTTAGACATTTTCCGTTCGGGCAAAGATCCGCATCGTGCTGTAGCAGCCGAGATTTTCAATGTGCCATATGAAGATGTTACGAAAGAGCAAAGGAGCGCGGGTAAGAATATAGGGTTCGGAATGTCTTATGGAATGGGTCCCGAATACTTGGCTGATAAAGAGAGAAAGTCGTTAGCGTGGGCAAAAAAGTTTCATGATAATTATTTCAGGAAGTTCTATAAAATAAGAGAGTGGCAACAGAGACAACAGGCAATAGCAGAGAGCGGTGTAGCAAAGCGGCGCTCATTGTTTGGTAGGGTCAGGGACATGTCAGCCTACTCAGGGATGGATAGAGTGAAAAGATTTTATAACTTTCCAGTTCAGTCAGCGGCGTCAGATATTAATCTTTTTGCTATCGGCGCAATATGGGAAATCATGAGGAGTGAGAAACTTAAATCACGGATGATAGCCACTGTCCATGATAGTCTGGTTGTAGATTGCGTGAAAGAAGAAGTGGAGAGAGTAAAGGAGATAATGGTGTTAGTCGTAGCGTCCCTTGATGGTATATTTGATTGGATGACTGCTCCCATGGAAATTGACCTGACGACAGGTAAAAACTGGAGCGAGGCATCGGGATGAGCTTAACCCAAAAAACTCTGGCTGTGGATTTGGATGGGGTGATTTTCACGTTTCCTGAGATTTTTGGCATTGACCGGTTTGGAGAACCCGTTGAAGGTGTGAAGAAGTCTCTGCGGTATTTAAAGTACTCGTTGGGGTATAGGATTGAGATTTACACGTGCCGAATGAATAAAGTTTTGAATGAAGGTTATACCAAGACACAATTACGAAGAAAAATAGCGGAGGCTTTATTGAAGCATAAGATTCCCTTTGATGGCATATCATTGGCAAAACCCATAGCTGAGTTTTATATTGATGACAGAGGGATTAGGTTTAAGAGTTGGGAAGGTACGGTTAGATTTATTAAGAAACATAGGTGTCAGGATGAATGAAGAAAAGAAGTTTTTGATAAAAGCTCGGCTTGACGTCAGAGTATGTAGGTCGAGGATGGAGCATCAGGTTATCATAATGGTCATCTTCTGCTTTTTGGGGATGTTTGTCCTAGGGTTGGAGGCGACTTTATCTCTTTGGCATATCGGCGCCGTGTTAGGAGCTTGTGTATCTGCAGTGATTCTGTTGGGCATTCGGATAGTTGAGTTATTGGATGCTGAGAAATTGGTGAAGCGATGGAGCGAAGGAGATAAATAATAGTGACAGGATTTAATCTGTGACAATAGAATAAAGGAGGAATAGAATGTCTGAAACAGGTTTTACAGAATCGGGCAACATCGTAATTAAGCTCGGTACAGATACGTACCGAGGTAATTATCTTAAGGATTTAGAAATCTTAGAAGCACGACTCAATGAAATGCTTATGACTCAGCCGGCAAAGTATGTTTTCTGGGCGAGGATGTGGGCAGTTCAACGAGTTATCCACGAAAAACGAAAGTTTGATTTAGAGAAGTATAGTGCTCAGATATACACGTTCATACGCAATGAAAAAGAGAGTGCAGGAGAAAAGGTAACAGAAAAGATAGTAGAAATGGCAATGCTTCGTGACACAAAGTACGAGGAGATGAAGAATGCGGTTATGAGGGAGAGGTTGAGGCTTGATCATTTGACAGCGGTCAGGGATGCGTTTTCACAGCGGAAAGATTGTCTGATGAGTTTGTCCGCAAATCTGCGGGAAGAGTATGATTCAACGCTTGCCCTGAAGGAAAAGCAGTTTGCGGATGAACGATTAAAACGAACCATGGCGAAGAAAGAATGAATATAGTGTTTACGGTGCGGTATGGTAGGACGAGGTGTGGTTTGTGAGCGAGATGAAAGTTAGAAAGATTTGTGAGCAGTGTGGAAAGGAATTTGAGGCTTTCCCATATAAGATTAAGGTGGGCAAGGGAAAGTTTTGCTCAAAAAAATGTTCTGATTTAGCTCAAACTGGTCCGGTTATCGAATTAAGGTGTTTGAATTGTAAGAAGGAGTTTGAGGTTAGTTCTTATAATAGCCAACGTAAGTTTTGTTCGAGGAGGTGTATGGGTCAGTATAAGAGAGGAGAAAAACATCCGAATTGGATTGGTGGGGAAATAGAGGTTTTGTGTAGCAATTGTGGTAAGGGAGTCAAGAGGTATGCGAGGCAAGTAGCAAAAAGGAAATGGAATTTTTGTAGTCGTGCTTGTCAGAAGGAGTATTTTAGTAGGAGGGGATTGAGCATATCGGGTTGCGGTCCAGCAAAATGGGGGAAGGTCGAGAAAGAATGTATTCAGTGTGGCCGAGAATTTCAGGTGCGTTCGTCTGAAAGCTTCCGTAAGTTTTGTTCGCGGGAATGTTATTTTTCGTGGCGTCGTACAAGTGAAGGGCGAAGGATGATTCGTTCAAGATGGAAAAGTCCGGAGTACAAGGAGAATTGGAAGAGGAAGGTGGCATTGGTCAGGGACAAAATGAGTAGAAAACAGTCGAAGACAATGAAATTGGTGTGGGGAAGGCCGGGATATAGGGTAGCTACGGTTGAGAAAATGAAGCGGGCATGTGCGAACCCACAAACAAAGCTGAGAAGGGCCGAGGCCATTAAGGGGAATTGGCAAGATTCCAATTATTTGTTCAGTTATTATAAGGGTCAGATTTTTGGGCGGGGGTTTGATGACGCTTTATTGATGGAGTTGGACAGGGAATTGATTCAGGCGAAGGTTCAATTGCATGGTATTTGTCAGGGAATTAAGGAATTGGTTTGCAAGTACTGTGGGAGGGAGTTTGAGGTTTCCGGTGATGATCAGGTAGTAAGAAAAGAGTATTGTTCCAGGGAGTGTGCGAATTTGAGCAGGAGGTTGCCAGGGGTTGTTTTAAGGTGTCTGGGTTGTGGGAAAGAGTTTGAGACTACAATGAGTCTTGCTGTTCGGTATCATCGTAGATTTTGCTCTCGGAAGTGTTCTGCTCAGTTTTTGCGGGGAGAAAATCATTCGAACTGGAAGGGGGGAATGGCAGTAGTTGCTTGTGCATATTGTGGGAGGCAGTTGAAACGATATCCTCAACGGTTAAAGCAGACGGAGAGGAGTTTTTGTAATGCAAAGTGCCGATCGGCGTATTTCTTGGAAAGGGGATTGCATATTAGTGGCGAACCCAGGATCACAGGCAACCCAGGGTTAGATAGGGAAATAATTCGGGCGCAAGTCCGATTATTTAAATCCAATAAAAAGGAGGTCAGTCATGAATCAAGCTAGAGACTTGAGGATTGGGAATTTGACCCCAGAGGCAAGTGATCAGATGCACAGTGCCATGCTGAACAGTTTGAAGCTCATCAATGAGTTCTTTGATTCTCCACGCCCACAGCGGAAAGAGTTTACACAGGAAATCAAGGTAGCGAACAGCGTGCTCAATTCCTTTGCTAAAATCAGACAAGCTGAAAGTGGAAACCAGATGGTATTGTTACAGATGGGAAAGATGCTGAGCGATAGCAAGAAAGAGTTCAGAGCGTTCATGTTCGAGAATTTGCCTCACTTGGTCGACTTCAAAAAGCTCAAGAAGTAGGTTTATGGGAGGCCGATAGCTCAATTGCCATCGGTCTCCGATTAAATCTGTTTGTGAAGGTATCTGCTAGGTGACAATAGTAATATAGGAGGTGAGTAAGAAAATGGAAACTAATGGTTTTAGTACGTTGGCAAATGCCCTCTATTTTATCCAGAAGGCGAGGGTAGCGTCTCAGGTGAGAAAGACGCATCTTGCACTGAGGAAAGAAACTTGCAGTGTTACCGAAGAAGTGTTAGAGAGGACAGCAGATGTAGAAACGTGGCTTAACAACAAGGTAAAGGAATTAGTTAAATCGCACCCCGCTTATCCCTGGTTCAAGAACGTAAAGGGTATAGGCGATCTGAATATCGGCAAGGTCGTTAGCCTTATCGATATTGAGAAAGCGAGTTTAGTAAGTAAACTGTGGAGGTACGCGGGAATGGCACCGGGCCCCGATGGCAAAGCAGAACGACAGGTCTCAGGACAGAAGCTCCATTATAATAAGGTTCTTAAGTCTATGTGCTGGCGGGTAGCCAAGAGCTTAATCAGGGCAAAAGGTTCGTATTATGAGTACTATCGCGAGCAGAAAACAAAGATACTGGCCCGGTTGAAGCGAGAGGGTTATACAGTCGTCCCATCGTTAGAGTTACCAATAGAAAAGGATCCGAAAACGGGCAGGAAGAAGCACGTTGAGAAAGATGGGTTTTTCGGGCTGGGTCACGCGGACGGCATGGCTCAACGCAAGATGATAAAGCTTTTTCTCTCCCACTTATGGTTAGAATGGAGAACGGCGGAAAAGCTTCCCATTTCAAAACCATACGCCCATGCTATTCAAGGTCATTCCGATTATCGACCGCCAGAGGATTTTATTGAGATAAAGGAGGTAACCAAAGCCAAAACCGATGAGAAATCCACATCTCCCTAGCGAGCTGTTATCATTGAGTAATCCAGAGTATTTGAGCGAGCCAGATTATGAGAGAAATCCACATGCAATGAGCGAGCTATTAATATCGAGAAATCCACGATTTCTGAGCGAGCTATGTATTGTAAGAAATCCCTAACATATGAGCGAGCCGATGATATGGAGAAATCTGAGATACAAAAGCGAGCCACAATGCAATGAGAATTCCATTATTCGAAAAGCGAGCTAACAAGAATGAGAAGCCCACGGCATACGAGCGAGCCTGCGAGTGGAAGAAACCCATTTGGCTTAAGCGAGCTACTCTTAAAGAGAAACCCAGGTCAATCAAGCGAGCTAACATAATTAAGGAATCCAGAAATTATAAGCGAGCTTTCGATAGCAAGAAATCCTCGGTTAAAGAGCGAGCTACCTTTAAAGAGAATTCCATTGTTTATGAGCGAGCTATTGACATGGAGAAACCCTTGTAGCAAGAGCGAGCTATCGCATGAGAGAAGTCCAAATAACCGAAGCGAGCTATTTGAAAGAAGAAATCCGATAAAGAGGAGCGAGCCTCAATAGTTGAGAAATCCAACTGAGTAAAACGAGCCAATCAATGTGAGAATTCCAATGTCAACGAGCGAGCCAGCATTGAAGAGAAATCCACGCAGAACGAGCGAGCTAATCTAGGTGAGAAACCCAATAAGAAAGAGCGAGCTAGTCAACTTGAGGAATCCAAAGATTTCAAGCGAGCTGTAGGTCATAAGTAATCCATTATGGTAAAGCGAGCCTTTGATAATTAGAAATCCGAGAAATCTAAGCGAGCTAACCGCGGGGAGAAATCCAATTTCCTTGAGCGAGCTAATTGATATGAGAAATTCATTCATGGGGAGCGAGCCAAGACCGAAGAGGAATCCAGTCCTTCAGAGCGAGCTAATTGAGCGGAGAAACCCACATTAGTAGAGCGAGCTACCATTTTTGAGAAACCCATTGAATTGAAGCGAGCCAAAATGAATGAGAAACCCGTTGAGATTAAGCGTATTAAGCAAATGTTTTAAAATTTAAATATCCATTTAAGGAGGTAAGGTGATGGATAGAGATGAACAAATGGCAAGGGATGCTAAACGAATTAGCGAAGCTCGGCAAAGGGCCGGGTTGAATTGGTGGCGTCCAAAGGTAGGATCCAACATAGTCCGAATCCTTCCGCATTGGTCAAAGGGTGTAGGCGCTCTGTTTTATAAGAGCATTCGACGACACTTTGGCATTGGCCCGGAGAACGGTAATATCATCTGTCGGAAGACCGATGGTAAGGATCAGGATTGTCCGATCTGCGACTACGTGCAGGAATTGAGAAATTCGGGCAAAAAAGAAGACGCAACCGCCGCATCTGATATGGGTTCAAAAGAAAGATTCGTTGTGAATGTTATCGACAGAAATAACCCGCAGGACGGAGTGCAGATTTGGGAGATGGGTGTCATGCTTTTCAATGACATCCTCGCACTTTTTCTCGATCGAGAGTGGGGGAAAATTGATTCTCTTACTGAGGGCAGGTATGTAAAAGTCAAACGCACGGGCGAGGGGAAATTTGATACCCGCTATTTTCCGACACCGGCACCCAATATAACAAAGGTAGATCCTGCTGTGATGAAGAAAGCTCATAATCTCGATGAGATTTTCAAGACTCCGACAGTTGATGAAGTCTTTGGAATGTTAGAAGGCGAGGAGCCAGAACCCGAAAAGGAAGAAGATGTGAGTGAGTTCTTAGGCCCGGAGGAAGAAGCAGCTGATATTGGAAAAGATGAGAAAGTTGCAGACGAGGAAGTTCCCGCAGCCGAGGAAGTTGTCGAAGAAGAGGAAGTATTAACAATTCCCATGGATGATGTTGAGGAGAAGAAACCCGCTCCCGCAGAAAAAGCAGCGGACAAAGAAAAGGCAAAGGAGGAGAAAGGTCCGAAGTCCTCACCAGATAGGGCTAAAGAAATGGCAAGAATGCGCGCTAAGTTGAAGAAGAAGTCGTGACAAGCGAGGAGAGAAAAGCAAGAGAATTAGAACGGCTTCGAAGCGACCTGTCCACAATAGACCTGAGCGAGCTTAACGAAAACATACGCTGCATATCGACAGGTGTTGTAGCATTCGACTTGGCAATGGGCGGAGGTTGGCCGGAGTCCCGGTTCTCAGAAATATTCGGGGAGTGGCAGTCGGGCAAGAGTTTAATAATGTATCAGTCTATCAAGGAGTGTCAGGCAGCAGGTGGGTTAGCGTTTCTCGATGACAGTGAACGGGCATTTGACAAGCGTTGGGCGAGAGCTTTGGGAATAAATCTTGACGAGCTGTTTTACTTTATTTCGACTTCAATAGAACATGGATTCGAGCATCTTGAAAAAGTGTGCCATGAAGTTCGTAAATCCCCCGAATTCCGAGACGTTCCGATTCTCTATGTGAAGGATAGTCTTGCCGCTTCAATAGCCAAAGAAGAAGCAGACATGACATTCGAGAAGACAGGCATCGCCCTACAAGCAAGGGCGGTGTCCAAGGGATTGAGAAGGCTTACAAATCTCATCGCAGACCAAAGAGTAGCAGTAGTATTCGTGAATCAAATCAGGACGAAAGTCGGGGTTATGTTCGGACCATCATCAGAATCAACAGGTGGCAGGGCTCCTAAATTCTATGCAGGCATGAGAATCGGACTCTATAAGAAGTCTAAGATAAAGAGAGCAGGCAGGATAGTGGGAATGGGTGGATTATTTGATGTAGTAAAGAGCAAAATCGGTGTTCCGTGGAGGCAGGTGAAGTTTCAGATGCTATTAAAAACGGGCGTTCATGCATTGAGCGGGTTATTCGAATACTTCATATCGGAAAGTGTTATAAAACAGCTCACAACACGCTCGTTCGAGTTTGCAGGAGACAGATTTAAGCGACAGGATTTTCCCGCTATGTGGGCGGACGCAGGGAAGAGAGAAGCGCTGCTCATGGAGTATAAGAGAGTTCAAGAAGAAGGAGTTGATGAGGAGCCACAAGTTGCAGAAGGGTCATCCGAGGAGGAGTAAATGGTTATTGCATGGATATTTATTATATCTCTAATTATTCTTGACATGAGAATTGAGCACATAAGAGTTAATGAACAGCTTAAGAGGAGGAACGATGGTAGATAAAGTAAAATCCAAACTATCAGCCGAAGAAAAGAGTAGACGGGGCAAGATGTCAAAGAGGAAAGGTAGGTCAGGAGAACAGCAAGCGGCAAAGCTATTGACGAAGATTATGTATCCGAATGCTGACGGAGAAGTCAGGAGAACCCCGATGTCAGGAGCATGGCATGGGGTTGCATCACTCACAGGTGATTTAATCTGTCTCAAGGACGAAGCCATAGACGAGAGGTTCCCGTTCTATTGGTCAGTGAAGTGGCATAAGCGTGAAACCATTCCGGCATTTGCGATACTCGCCGGTAATTTCAGTGTGTTAAAGAAGTGGCTCGGGCAAGCGAAGGCTATGATTCCCACGCTTCTTTATTATACGCTCTTGTTTTGGAAGTCGGATGCAACAGAGTGGTATGTGTGCATGGATTTTCACGATTACGAGCAGTTGAAAGAAGTTTTCACTTGGCCAGTAGAATCAACAATTCTTATATCAAAGTTCTTCTCCGCTATCCCTCATCACCCGACGGGTCTGGTGAATATGCCGTTATCAACTTTCGGGGCTTGGATTACTCCAGGTCTTTTAGAGGGAGGAGTTTTTGCGAAGAAACAATCAGTATGACAATAGATAAAGTGGAGGTAACTATGCGAGTAGGAGATAAACTTCAGGTATGGGATGAAGAAAAAGTGGTGTGCCTCGGATGGGGTAAGATAATTCTGATTGCAATTCATCATTTCGATGGTGAACAGATTCCCTTTATCCAGCTTGAAAGCGGGAAGAAGTTATGGGGAACAGAATGTCATTATATTTCAGAGAAGAAAGCCATAGGCATAGGGGCCCGACTTTTTAGGAATATTATGAGGGGACGAAGCAATAATGGTAAGTGAATTCTGGATGGGGCAGGTGATAATCCTCCTTATAGTACAGCTCATCTGGATTGCTTGTCCCGTCCTTTATATCAAGGAGAAAAGATATTGAGATTGTTGGCTTTTAGTGATTTGCATTTACACCCGTATAAGACGTTTGCGGATTTCCGTTCGGGGGATAATTCGAGGCGAGTTGAAATACTTAAGCGGTTAGATGACGTTATAACGAAAGCAAACTCAGGGTCCAAAGATGGTCCCTATGATTGTCTCGTATTTACAGGAGATTTCTTTCACGAGCGGAGAAAGGTAGATGTCATATCAATGGTAGAAGCGAGGAATTCGTTATCAAAGCTAGATATTCCGTTCGTGGCGTGTTCAGGAACGCACGATGTCACTCGGTCAGGGCATTCGTCCCTCACTGCATTTGAGGAATTGAAGGAAGTGATGGAGGAGCAGAATCCAGCGTTTTCTGTTGACCGCTCCGTTCAAATATGGGATGAGAACATGATCGCATGGACGTTTCTCTGTATCCCAGATCCGTTAGATCATTATCAGCATCAGAAGAAAGTAGAGGAAGCATTGGCTTTGTGTCAGTCGGCTGATAATCTTATTCTTGTCACTCACGGCAATGTATTAGGCGATGAGTATGGTATGCAGGAGTGGATGGATGGTGGACTGGACCCTGCATTTCTTAGAGATAAGTTTCTTTTTTCAATAGTCGGCCATTATCATATTCCTTTTTACAGTGACAGGGTGTTAGTGCCCGGTGCAGTAATTCCCCACGGCTTCGGTGACGAATGTGGTGGTGGTAATATGTGGGATGTAAAACTCGAAATGCAGAATAATGGAGCATGTGATGCCACAGTTACGACTTTATCTTTTCCATCACCGGCGTTTGTGTCTCTCTACGGCAATGAGTGGGATAGCGGGTTGTCAAAGGATAATTATTACAGGATTTACACATCAAATCGAGACGTAAGGATTCCAGCAGGTGTTAAGCACATTCTTATATTTGAAGAAGAAGCGGTCGAAAGAGTGCGGGCACGTGCGGATATACAGATAGCAGATTCAAAGGAGAGTCTCGTAAATAAATTTATCGAAGTGGCACATTCATCAATCTTCAAAGTAAGCAAGGCTCAGTTAGAAGCAATCGGAAGAATCCTTGTTGGAGGAGAAGATAAAGTTCCGAGCGAAGATGAGCTTAAGGAAATAGAAAAGGTATTTTAGATGGCATTGATTGAGTTTAAAGAAATAACTTTTCTGGATTTTATGTCGTTTCAGGAAGCCAAGCTTTCAATTCATTCAACAGGACTGCATTTTATTTATGGTGAGGTTGACGGGCTAACAGCCGATTCAAATGGTGCAGGCAAAAGTGTTCTACTAGCGGAAGGATTGGCATGGGGGTTGTTCGGGGAGACGCTTCGTGGATGCAAAGCCGATGATGTCGTTCGTACTAATGGTAGTGGAAGTTGTGCGGTTACAATTATTTTTAAAAAAGAGGATAAGCGGTATATGGTGACGAGGCTCAGGAATGACCCTCAGTTTGGCAACAAAGTGACGTTCGTTCAGTTGGCAGATCAAGGCCAGGGGTTGTTTCTGACAGGCTCGGCAAATCGAGAAACGGATGAGAAAATAGTAGATGTTCTAGGGTTTTCATTCGACTTGTTTAAGAATTCAATTTGTCATGGTCAGGGGCTTCCTTATAGATTTACACAGGCAACGGATGCAGAGAAGAAGGATGTCCTTGAGGAGATTATGGCTCTTGGATGGCTTGAATTGGCACGGACTCGAGCAAGGGAAGCGAAGACAAAATATAAAGATGTAGAACTTAATATCCTCGGAGAGATTTCAGGGAAGAATACTCAAGTTAAAGCCTCGCAGGATAGAATTTTTGGTTTAGAACAAAGGTTAGTGGAAGTAACGGGCAAAGCATTAGCGACTGCCATTCCAACGTATGACTCAACAGAAGATAGGAAGCAGGTGAAGAAGCTGCGGCTTCGAAGGGACAGACTTCAAGCAGATGCAGACACATTGGATGAAGAACATCTAAAAGCCTCAGAAGAGTGGAATAAGGTATCACAAAAGGTAGATGCGGCTATGATGGAGATGGATCGGGTAAATATCGAGGTAGCAGAACAGAAGCAGATAATATCCAAGAATGAGAAGCTTGTTGGCAAACCGTGTCCGACATGTGGGAGAATTATCGAGAAGGCGGTTTTAAAGGATGTCTTATTTAATACGAAGAAGGATTACAATGATCTGATCTTGCAGCAGACAGTAGCTCAAGAATCGCATAAGATGTTGGCAGAGGTGTCCGTACAGACACAGGAGAAGCTAGAATCGGTTGAACAGGCAGCGGCTTTGAAACGTGAGCATGTGTTGAAAGCCGATAATGAGTTAAGTCATCTCGTAGAGTCGGTGCGAGTAAAGGAAATGGAAGCAGAAAGCGCAAAAAAGGCGCACGAAGAAGCAACAAAAGAGAAGACCGAATGGATAGAGGTAGAGTTGCTCGCAGTTAAGAAAGAGGTCGAAGTGGCACAAGAGGGGATACGGAATTTGAAAGGTTTGGGAGAGTGCACGAGCAATATAATCCAGGCATTAGAGTTTTGGGTTGAAGGATTTAGTAATCGAGGCATCAAATCGATCGTATTAGACAATGTAGTTCCGTATCTCAATGCTGCGGCAGCGAGATACGCAGCGTTGCTCACAGACGGAGATATTAAGATAGAGTTTAAAACTCAGTCAACGACTCAGGCAGGGGAAGTCAGGGATAAGTTTGAGGTAGCAGTACAATATAAAGATAGGGCGAGCTATACGACGGCGTCGGGTGGTGAAAAGCGCAGGGTAGATGTTATAGTCCTTCTGGCATTGCATGATTTAATCGCATGGCAGCGAGGAGTAGATACGAATATTCAAATCTTTGACGAGGTCGTTGAGTCCTTAGATTCGACAGGAACAGAACGGCTCGTAGCGCTGCTCAAAGAAAGGGCGAAGACAAAAGGAATTTACATAATTTCGCATGACTCCGATTTGCGGTTAGAGTATGATACTGCAATCAGGGTGCATAAGGATGCAAACGGCGTATCATATATTGATGCGAGGGAAGTTTGATAAAAGGAGGTGATAAGAATGGAAAAGGATAAAAGACGGATTGTAGGTGCAAATGCACAGATTCTCCTTGAAGCAAAAGAGGCATTAAGACAGGCAGACCTTTTAAAAGCGCATTTAGGCAGACGAATGAAAAAGGACGGTGTGTTGAAAACTGGATTTAATCTTCTTGAGGCAACTGTTGGCGGTATAATAGCATCGATTGAAGCGATGGAATAGGAAATTGTTCCTATTCCTGACAAACCTAATCCAGCGCTGATTGATTATCAAACTAAAGAAGGAGGTGATTAAGTGTGGAGATAACTCTTAAAAGGATTAGCAATGGTTGGATTATCAACATTACAAGTAGTACGGAAGCCGTGCAGGGATATGCGTCTTTTCCAATCGAGCATTTCGAGCCAACTTTTGATAAGGCGGTTGCTTTTATCAAAGAAACAACCGGCGAGAAATAAAGGAGGCGAGGGACTATGAGAACAGCCAAGAAACTGAACTCAGGAATTGTATGGCTTGAGTCTCCCAGAGGGAAATTTTATCCTGTCTCCTTCGAAATTTCAGGCGATGGAGTGCCAGAGAAAGAGCTTGAGGAGTTTGTACGGAAGCAGTGTCCTTCCTGCAAGTCGGTTATCTTTACTGAGAAGAAGCCCGAGTTTGAGGTGGAGAAATGAAGAACGAGGAGATGCTTTATCGGATCAGAGATGTGTTTAGAAGGATCGCAGAGGATCAGATCCGAAGGAAGAAGTCTTTGTTTTGGGCAAAGCTTCACTATCTGTTATCAAAGAAATTGGGATGAGAATCCGGTTATCTGAACTGAGCGAGGAGGAGCGACGGCTTCGTCGCAACAGGTTGGAGAGAGAATGGAAGAGACGAAATCCCGATAAAATTCGTGCTATTCGGAAGAGGTATTATGAGGCACATAAGGAGCAGATAAAAGAGGCGGGACGACTTTATCATCAACGTCCAGGCGTGGTTGAGCGGAAAAGAATTGCACATAATAGGTGGGCCGATAAGAATCCTCATTTGAGGTGGGCACATACGAGTATGTATTCTCATAAGCGTCGTGGCTTTCGGTTGTTGTTTTCTTATCAGGAGTTGAAGATGTTGGCGGAGCAGACGATGGAGTGTGGGTATTGTGGAGGGAAGTTATTATATAATCGGCAAACATCTCTTATGGAGCGTCCAACGTTGGATAGAACCGAGGGTGATATTGTTGTGAGGTTGGAGGATGTGCAGATAATTTGTCATAGGTGTAATGTGTCAAAATCTAATCGAACTCATAGTGAGTTTGTTCATTTTTGCAAGCTCATCGCTATGAAATTTTAGGAGGTTGTAATGAGTGAGAGACGTCATTCGATGGAAATCGTAGAGTTTCCAATAGAGAAGCTCAAGTTACTCAGAAACCCAAAAATCCACCCCGAAGAGCAGGTACTTGACGTAATGGAATCGTTGAAGAAGTATGCATTTGTCGAAGCGGCCGTTGTCGCAAAACATGATAATACGCTGCTTGGAGGTTACTGCAGGTTAGAGGCGACGAAGAGGTTGGGACTGAAGACTATGGAGTGCCGGTTCGTGGATTTGAAACCGGAAGAGTATCTCCCCTGGATTTTCACGGAGTATCGAACCGGTGAGAAAGGCAGCTTAGATTATGAAATTGCAATAGAGTGGTTTATGGACGATGCGAACAAGGCGTTAAGGGATAATGTGGTCGGATGGGACCCAGAACAGATAGACGATATGATACGTATGCACGAGGAACAAGCTCAGTCAGTAGATTTAGCCGCAATGGATAGGGGAGATGAAGTAGCTCCATTGGCTCCGTCAAAAGTAGATGTTGTTATATCAGTCCCATTGTCAATTTGGGAGAAAGAACAGAGTGAAATTCAGGGAGTATTTGCCGATCTTTGTCTTCGGTTCAAGGGCATTAAGCAGAGTCAGCCAAAAGTAAAACATTAAACAAGTGACCGTTCCGCTCGGATGACAATATAAGAGAGAGGAAACTCGAATGGAACTTGAATTGAAGACTGGTATCACGGATGAGATGTCCGAGCTTTATAAGGCGTTAGAGTTATTTTGTGCGAACCCTGGCCGAGAAGCTCTCAGCTCTCTTATCTATTTTTATCAGGCAGCGTTGAAGAAACAATTACTCAATCCAGATTCCCAGAAGGTCGAAACCGCTAGGTCTGTGTGGTATGATCTTGTGCGTAGAATCGCAGCATATAGAGTGGCAAGGATGAGGTCGATTTCGTCCAGACCGCATTTGTGGACGTTAGAAGTGCTGTTTCTCATGGCCGCATCAAATCCCTGGTGTAATTATTCAATGACGTTCGGACTTGACTGCAATAATTGTCCGTTGTCAGAAGCAGGCGGTATTAAGTTTAATTCGTTACCATTGTTGACAGGCGTAAATTGTTATTCAAAGTGTGCGTTAGCCAATCCAGAGTATTTAACCATGAGAAAAGCGTTTACGAATAGGGATTTTTATCTGTTCAGGAAGACGGTTCAAAAACAGGTGTTTAAAAATTCTTCGGTCAATGTTTGGGAAGTATTCAAAAAGAAGGTCGAGAAGCATAGGAGATATTCGTGAGTGAGAAGACGGTAGAGTATAAAAGAGTGTTAGAGCGCACGCCTCAATTACACACAGCGTATGAAAGGGCGTGTTATCTTCTCGCTCTGTATAAGGGCGCGATAGTCGTTCTTGATGGCGGTAAGACTATGAAAGAGATAACTCTCGCTCATTTAATAGAGTCAATAGTCGTAGGCCAGGAAATGGTTCTTGCTGAATGGGAGAAGAATCAGGAAATACCATACGAGGCGAAGGCAGCAGAAGTGATTAAGCAGGTAGGCTCGAGTAATCATATGATAGACGTAGCGAGCTTTCTTTCAATAATGAGGAAAGAAGTTCTGTGAACGTTTTGAACCTATGACAATATAATAGTAGGAGGAACAAAATGACCGATGAAAATGAAAGAGATGAAACAGAAGTTACCAATGACGAAGTAGGGTTATCCAGAGGAACAGTAAAAGTGGCCGCTCTCGGGCGTCCCCCTAAAATCGTCACGCTCCCTGATGACAGGGAAGCAACAATTGCAGACCTCATCGATAGAGGATTTCTGCAGGGCGGGGATGATGTTCAGTATTTCTTAAATTCTCGGCAGGTCGATACCGATGCCATAGTCAAAAATGGTGACATGATCGTCAGCATAGACAACATCGATGCGGGATGAATTTGACCCAATATTTCATGTCCCGAATGTATATCTTGGGGAGTTAACAGGAATGAACAGACAAGAATGGGCTAACATAACAGTTGCAGAGGGCAGTGGAATAGATGCTCTGCAGTTAGAGTCTGGTCAAATAATCTCCAAGCTAGGCAGAGCAGCAAAGAGTCAAGGTCTGTTAGTCGTTCCATCGGCAACTAATAAACAGGTAATAGTACATAAGGATAGTGTGAATGGATTTCTGCAGCTTTGTGCTAGTAAAGGTTTGGTAGGCAGGATAGTAGGCGATTTTGTTAGCCAGGCTCCAAGATCCACAGAGGATGCCGAATCTCAGGTCGCCGAAGAACGTACTCCGGTAGGAGATGTTATCGCTGAGTTCTTTGAAGAGGCAATATTGGGTCCTGGACGACCCGGTGCAATGCCGTCCCCAGGAGATAAAATCGATTGGGACACGAGGTTAGGACTCGCAGATGCAGTAAAGGGAGCAAAGACCCGAGAAGCAATGATGGAAGCGTTAAACAAGCTTCAGCTCAGGGCCCCCGTAGCTTCCGCCGTTCCTGTTCATGGGGATATTGGTATTGCAAAAGACGGAAGTTTGAAATTGGATGAGTCAGAGTCTCGGAAGCGATTAATATCTGCGCAGACTGATAAGGTTAAGAAAGCCGAGGAAGAAGTCAGGCAATATTTAGGAAGTGTTAGAGTCGACAAATCTATCGTTCAGAAAGCTGCAGACGTTCTATTATCAAGCTCGGATAATATGATACTTAAGTTGAAGGATGAAATTAATCAGCTTGCAGAACGGTATAATCAGTCGATTAACCTCGTACAGTCATCCATTGGAATTTATCAGGCAGAGAAGTTTTTGTCTGAATCTTATAAAGCGTTAAAGGATAGTTTAAATGGGAATCCAGAAGCGAAGAAAGCCCGGCAGACAGTGTTCAGACAGTACGGACGATTGTTCGGGAAGAATATGGTGTATTATGAGTCCGTGTTTGAACAGAGCGTGAATGTAGTGTTAGAAAAGCTTGAGGAAATGGCCCCGGTTGGTAAGCATATGGAAGGTATAATCGGTAATTCAGTAAAGCTTGCAGGAGAACTTGAAGTAAAGAAAAAATTGCTCGACACTTCTACAAGTGATAGACGCTTGGCATTGCAAAAACAGATAGAGGATCAGTTTAACGAGATTGTGAATTTTGAATTTGTGAAAAGTTTGGATGTAGATCGTAATAATCTTGTTGTCACAACAGCGGATGCGACTATAAAATCCGATTCTAAGTATTATAATATAGGAGGGTTCACAATAAAAATTGGCATGACAGCCCCAAGAACAATTAATATTAGGAATACAAAATGGGGCATGAAAACGAAGTATCAGCATCCTCATATAACCGACGGTGGACGTTCAGTTTGTTGGGGTTCTATTAGAAAAGGAATCAATCAGCTCAAGGCTGATTGGAATTGGTTATTACTCGTTCAAGTAATTTGGAATTTTTGCAATTCTTATAATCCAGATGATTCGTACACGACAGTAACGAATCTTATATCTGGGCAGGGACGAACTTTAGCAGAAGCGACAAAGCGGGCACCAAGGAGAAAATCTCAGCCAAGTGAGGTATTATGACCGAAAAAAAGCCAAATTATAAAAGGCAGAAAGACATTTTTGACCCCGAAACATATAACGGCAGACGTATCGAAGTAGTCGGGGCAGGTGGTATCGGCTCGTTTACAGTCGTCGCCCTTGCTAAGTTGGGGTTGAAAAACATTAGAGTGTGGGATGGAGATAAGGTAGAAGATCATAACGTACCCAATCAGTTTCATATTCTTACAGCAGTCGGTCATCCAAAAGTGCGGGCATTAGCAGGGCTGACAGAATTGTTGACCGGTACGAAAATAAAGACGAAGAATAAGTTTTGGGATTGGGATGATGACAAGCTCAAGGGCATAGTTATAGCCGCAGTAGATAGTATGGAGTCCACAGAAAAGGACCCAAGGTGTGGTAGAAAAGAGCTTTGGGAGTCAATGAAAGCAGACCCCGAGGTAGAGTTGTTCATAGATGCCCGGTTGGGCGGAGAGACAATAAGAGTGTTATCACTTCAACCAGTGAACGATTCGATGAAGTATGATTGGTATGAGAAAAGTTTGTTCAGTCCGGGCGAGATAAAGGAACTACCATGCACCGCTCGGTCAATAATAGATGTCGGTTATCAGGTTGCCGCCGTCATTACCAACTTGGTCAGAAAGTTTTTGAAAGATGGCGAAGTGACCCATGATATAGCAATAAGTATGAAAGATTTGTCAATAATGAAATTAGAAGTGTAAGGAGGTATAAATGGCCAAGAAAAAGAAAAAGGGTAAGCTCGAGAGGATTAATGTCGCCGAAGCGTTGACCGCAAAGGAGAAAGCGATAGAGAAAGAACGGTGTGTTATATGTGCTTTCGTATATTCATGCATCGATAAGGTAGGAGATGCGTGTTTAGGATGTGGGAATCCCAAGGCGGCGAAGAATGGACAAATCGTTGACCCGGATAATCATTGTGGGTATTTCGGTAAATTGGAGCCATTGAAAAAGGAGAAAGGGGAGGAAGAGATCAAAGTGAAAGTAGAGGAAGAGGAAAAGGAAGATGATTTAGCCGAAGCTGAAATTGTCGACCCTACCCGATGGAGAATCATGCTTACACGGGAAGCATATGAAACGATGTTGCTTTTGGCTAGGATGGCCAAACCCCGTGAGGTTCAAATGCTCACAGAAGTTGAGCGAGAGATAAATACGTTTCATGTCATCAAGGTTCATCTTATTAAACAAACAGCAGATGCCGGGAGTGCGTCTTTTAATCATGACGCAATGAATAAGTTTGTCGTTGATGATTTAGATAGGGCAGCGCGGATTCATGGTTGGGTTCATAGTCATGTTGAGATGGGAAATTTTTGGTCGGGCATAGACGAAGATACAATCAAACGCTTGGTGAAGACAGGCGGATGGTTAGTAAGTATCGTGATGTGTGTTGATGGTCGAATGAGAGGCAGAGTAGATGTAGGGGTAGATGCGAGCACGAGAGGACGTATAATGAAATCGATTAATGAAAGCAAGGACGAGAGTCACATTGACGCTGAGTTGCTGTCTATGATTCCGATGACTCGCACGTGGGATGAGATTCCTATTGAAGTTGAGTATGTTATGGCAAAGAAGAAAAGGGAAGGTCTCAAAGCTGAATTTGAGGAGAAAGTGGGCCATCGTCGTCATGTGGTCGAACCTTTTACGATAGGGAAACCGTTCGACAGGGAACATTCATTACACGATGAAGGCAGGTTGTTTGGAGGACTTGGGAAGCATATTCAAAGAGACATGGCCGAACGTCCAGACGATGAATTTCCAGTGGAAGAAACAGAGGACGTTGGAGGCGAGGAAGATGCTCTTGTGCAGTGTGTTAATTGTGAATTTGATTGCGCTAGTGGGTCGGGAATTTGTGAGAAGGGCATAGACAGGGACGATCCCGAAGTGCGTGGAAAGTGTCTGGTCTTTTCTCCTATTAGTCCGAGTAAGTAAGGAGGCGAAGGTTTATGAAAGTAAAAATAGTAAGTGACGGTAAGGCGATGAACACGAAGGTCATCAATGTAGAAACAGGTGAGATGTTAGAGCATGTCATAGGCATTGAATGGCGGATGGGCATGAAGCAGGACGAAGCCGAGGCGACAATCACATTGATGCAGGTTCCGATAGAAGTAATAGCCAAAGCGAATACGTATAAGAGGAAGAAGCCATGAAAGATAAGACAACTCGTACTTTGACTCGGCTACTTATGTGGACAATTATGGCGTCTTGTGCCATCATGTTGGTCGTGGCATGGACACCAATAGTAATGTTTAGACCAGAGTGGGAGCCAACAGGGCGGTTTATTTTATCGATAATGTTTATAGGTTATGCCTTTTCGGTTTTCTGGATCGGTAAAGTATTAGGTATGTTTAGCCGATGAGTAAATGGCGCGTATTTAAACTTCGATTCAAAAGGAGGGTGAAAATGGCAAAAAGAGAGGTCAAAAAGTCCGTCATCTTGCCTATAGTCCTTATCTGGGTTTTCATACTCACAGTTACGACAATCACATTAATAGTAAATGTCTTCACGCTCACACACTATATGAATCAAATCTGCATAGTTATAAAGAATGAACTTATGCCCATAAGTGAAAAACTGGATAAGATAATGCCGATTGTTAATAGGTATGAGCAGGCAATGACCCCGCCAGACACACAATCTCATCAGTACGGTGTTGGAGATAGCAGAGAAAAGGTAGAGCCAGAAGATAATGAAAAGAAATGAAATGTGACGAGGAGGCGAAGATCGTCTTGGTCATAACTTCCCCCTTAAGATTGATTAACGCTTGTGTAAACGCACAGGTAAGAAGGTTTGTGCCCATACACAAACCTGTCTCCCGTCACATTAGGCGCCGTCCAAAGCGTCGTTTTACCGACGTCCGAGGCCGAACACGGATTGCTTGGGCGGCGTCTTGATAATAATGTTGGAGCCTGCCCGGGTTGCTATGTTTGGGTTCAAATCTCTAGGTGGGCTCCGGCGATAATAAAGACAAGGAGGTGAAGGTATGTTAGGCAATGAACAACAAAAAAAGTCTAGCGTCACACGATGGGTAATTGTAGGAATTGTTGCTCTGATAATAACAATTACTCTCGGTATGTGGGGATGTCCCACGTACAATGTCTGGCAGAAAGAGCTTAAAGGGAAGGCTCAGCTGAAGCAGGCAGAGTGGAATCGTCAAATTGCGATCCAGGAAGCGGAAGCCAAGAAAGAGTCAGCAACGTTGTTGGCGGTAGCGGAAGTAGAGAGGGCAAAGGGCGTAGCCGAGGCCAACAAAATTATCGGCGAGAGTTTGAAAAAGAATGAAGCGTACTTACGGTATCTCTGGATTCAGGGGCTTCATGACGGGTCAAGTGAAATCATATATGTCCCGACAGAAGCGAATCTGCCCATTTTAGAAGCGACGAGGAAGCTTCAAAAGAAGAAACCAAAGTAATCAACTGTCAATGAGACGGTGATTTGTCCTCTGGGTGCCGTCGGCGTGTGAAAGTTCTTGAATCGTCGCCGGAACGAGTAACGCCCATAATCGGCGGCACCCTTATCTTTTTGTTACTTTTTCATCAATTTTTATTTCTTCCCAATCCAACTGCATTCGTAATTCTACTTTTTCAGGGTAGAATTTGTTCCCATTTATATCAAAAGATAGTAAATTCCTGTCAAAAGTAACAAAAAGCGCTTGACACACGTTAAGCTCGTCACTTAGAATCGGACTCAGACCGATAAAGGAGACTGACGAATGGTAGAGTCCTCTTCAACCACGGGAGAATCTCCCGAAGTATCAGAGGCAGACTTAAGTCAATATCCATTCCACGTAGAGTCGTTTGAAACCTATTATTATCTGGGTGAGGGCAGAACTTTACGCGAAACAGCTATCCAAAGATTCCCGTATTTAGTTCCCGACTGTCCTGTAGATAGTACAGATTACCCCAAAAAATTTGAATCTTTTTACACGAAGATCAAAAGGTGGGCTACGAAAGAAGGATGGAAAGAGTGGGTAAAACGGAAAGAAATAACAGAACGTCAGGCTCGAGAAGAGGATATGAGGGACAGAATAATCAGGTCGCAGAAGAATTTAGTTTATTATCGGGGCATGTTACAACAGGGGTTGTCAGCATTTGGTCGTAAGGTATCGGCATCAACACGTTTGATTAATCGAATCATCAAGCTTGAAGAGGAGTATTCCGCCACTACAAATGAGCAAATCAAAGAGAATTTACTAATTCAAATGCAACAGCTCAAAACCGAGGTTGAAGCAAAAGGCGTGGAGATAAAGAACTTCAAAGAAGCGAAGGAAATAATAGAGCTTGATCAAGCGTTGGGCAAGCATCTTGATCAGCTCCCAGAGATTCAGACACCGGACAGGATGCGATTAGATGAAATAGATGCTAAGAAAATCGATGATGTTATGGAATTCTTCCGCCGACATTCAAAAGAACCAGGTGAACTAGCGAAGGAGAAGGATAATAAAAGAACGGCCTAAAGGATTCGCCAGAAAAGTCACTAAGATTCGTCATAGAATCGGCAAGGGCGCAAAGAAACTATTATTAACACCCGATGAAGAGCTCGATGACGATAGGTTAGTGGCGAAGATGGCGTTAGAAGATAGGATGGATGATATGGCATTGACCAAGGAGGAAAAACGTGAGCAAGAACAAGCAGACAGGGATGCCGATGCAGGCAAGGAAAGCTCAGATGAAGAAGAAAGCGGATGCCTTTAGTGAGTTACAAGAGCTATTGGGTTCGATAGGGTTTAGAACAGTATTATATAGAGATGTGATGGAAGAATCTCGTAATCAATTAAAGAAAGCAGGGAGGCTTCAGCAAAAGGAATCGTATGTGCTTGATCTTCAGATAAAGACGGTAGATGCAATCCTTTCAACGTGCATGGGTGTTCCCGAAATAATGAAGAAGGAATATAGAGCGATGAGAAAGAAAGAGGATTTCGACAAAGAGGTGAAGTCAATGATGGATGTAATAGCACCGATAATCATTCACGGACTAACTCGAAAACCGGGTGTGTTTATACTCCCAGTAAGAGGCAAAGGCAAGGATAATTGACGGCATCAAAATCACCAATGAAAATGCAGACATTTGACGAGTTGGACATGGTTCAAGCTGCATCCAGAGAGCTGAACTTGTCCCCGCAGGAGATAATGCGGTTGCTTATCTCTGCATCGGTCAGAACAGGCAATTCAAAGTATAGAAATCCATCATTATACATCAGGGATAAATACGCATTTGAACCGGTGTCGTGCGTTAAATGGCTGAGCGACTATGCATACATGGGGCATCTCTCAGACACACTATGGGATGTAGTCAGGCAAGATTTCCTGCGAGTCATGGAGGCACGTCCCAGACCAATCAGGGTTGTATTAAAGGGATCGATCGGATGGGGTAAGACATATCTATCAGCATTGCTCACAGCCAGAGAGTTATATGAGCTTCTATGTTTACGTAATCCGCAGACGTTTTATGGACTGAGTCCAGCGACACATATCTCATTTATGAACTTAGCTACGTCGGCAACACATGCAAAGCGGATATTCTTCACAACCCTGCGTGATATGATAGATTCAAGTCAGTGGTTCCTCACGAAGTCGAGAAGGGATTTCGATTTGTCGAGCTATTTAGTATGGCCACAGCGACAGGTATCATTAATACCAGGGTCGTCATCAGAGTTAGGACCGTTGGGTGAACATCTATTTGGCGGTATAATCGAAGAAGCGAACTGTATGCAGGTATCAACAACGAGCGTCAGGATCAGGAACCTCGCGGATCGGGAGTGGGATCAAGCGAAGAAGTTACATGATGCGGTATGGAGGCGTATGGAATCACGGTATTTGAGATGGGGTAAAATTCCGGGTATGCTTATATTGAATTCATCGCCAGAGTATCCCGATGATTTCTTAGAAAAGATAGCAAAAGAGAATGATCCGAACACAATGGTTATAGAGCATGCAACATGGGAGACAAAGCCAGCATCAAGGTTTACGGGGCAGAAAGTATATGTATTTGTGGGCGATAATGATCATGCTCCGAAGCTGTGCAAGACAGATGAGGAAAAAGAGCAGTGGGGGAGAATCGGTGTTGTGAAAGAAGTGCCAGCAGAGTATAAGTCTGACTTCGAGCGTGATTTGGAGGGAGCGGTGAGAGATATAATAGGTGTGAATGTAAGGTCAGTATCCCGCTTCTTTCCGTCGGATGAGAAGCTTGAAAAGATGGTAGACGCGACAATTCCAATGCCGTTTCTGCCAGAGTATTCAGAGGGTGTACCATCTCACGAGATTTCAAAAGCATTATTATGGCATAAGTTCTTTTTACCACCGACGGCAGCAGAGGAGAAAGCAGGCAGACGATTAACTCAGAAGAGACATTTTCTTCATCCGGGTGTAGTTAGGTATATGCATATCGATTTAGGCTTGGTATCAGCCCCAACAGGGCTCGCCGTCGTTCATATTGGAGGGAGAAAGCCCGTGCATCGCAGGTTCGAGGATGTTGACGGCATATATGTAGAAGCAGTTCAAGCACCAGTTATTTATGTTGATTTGGTATTGAGAATCATTCCGCCGATAACGGGAGAGATTCAAATATCCGAGGTACAGGAACTTGTATTCAAGCTCGTGGACAAAGCAGGGTTTTCGATGGCAAAGATAACTTATGATCAGTTTCAGTCCAAACAATCACAGCAGACACTCATGCAGAGGTTCGGCGAGGACGTAGTGGGTCATTTGTCGGTTGACAGGACGGCGGATCAGTATAATGTATTAAAGGAAGTTATCAATGAGGAAAGGCTTCACTCATACGGGTATAAGCCCATGTTCAGAGAACTGCGACAATTGCAGTATGACCCACGGACATCAAAGGTAGATCATATTCCGAGCGGGTCGAAGGATGTAGCTGATGGTCTCGCAGGCGCCGTATGGAATGCAATTACAAACGCACCGCTCGACATACGTACGGCTCCAACTAAGGGTATGGTAGATGAAGGGTTGTCAACTGAAGAGAAGGTCGCAAAGGATGCATTGGAATGGTTGAGAGATAAACCCGCAAGAAAGGAAGATGAAGAGGATGACGACTTTGAGCAGACTATAATAGTAGAGGATGAGGAAGATTAATGTCAAAGTTTAAAATAACCGATGAATTAATGAACAGGGCCCTTGCAGTTTTTAAGGCAGAGGAGACCATTTATTCGGGTGAAGGACTGACGAGAAAAGAGTTAAGGGCTCTCGAACGGGCAGGCATGGTAAAAAGTGCCGAGGGTGGTGGTATTCATGGTCGTAAGCTTATTTGGAAGGCAAAGGAGGCATTATGGCAGACGACATCAATATTAAACCTATCGAGGGCGGATTTATAGTAACGGTCGGTGGTATGGAACGGTTTTGTAAGACAGCCGATGAGGCGAATGCTTTGGTAAAGAAGCAGCTTAACAAACCACGTGTATTCAAGGAGGTACCATCCGATGAGCCGTCCACGAACGAAGGATGAGCAAATCTTCGAAGGCAAGGATTGTATGCGGTTGATGGAAAATCATGGTATGACTATGGCGGCTGTGGCCAAGCGGAAGCATGTAGCGTTCAACACAGTGAAGCAGTGGGTTAAAGCCGTTAAGCATGACGAAGGAAGTAAGAGTGAGCCGGAGTAATAAAGAGCTTCGGCGACTCGCTATGAGGAGTGAGGAGATATTAGATAAAGACCCAGGAATTTATATGTATAACCTGGCTAGTCGTCTTGGTATGAGTCAGAGTCGACTCAATGCCCTACGGCGACAGTTTGGTTGTCGACGGTTAAGGGATATACCAAGGAGGAAAGAATGTATGAGGTTACGGTAACGAAACGGTTTTCAGCAGCCCATTATTATCACAAGGGGAGGACCTCTCCAGAGTCAAGTATGCATGGACATACGTTTGAGATTGTGGTTGTGTTCCAGCGAAAGAATCTTGGAGATGATGGCGTAGTTGGACTGTCCAGAGATTTGAATAAGGTTGTGGGCAGCGCTTATTCTGATTTTGCATACAAGACGATAAATGATTTAGAGCCATTTGATGAGATAAATCCAACACCAGAGCAACTCGCTCGATATTTTTTTGAGTGGATTCAAACAGCCCTCAAGTGTGGAGCTCCAAAAGGATTGGAAGTCGCTCGTGTTAGTGTTAGCACAGGTGATAATCTGACGGCAACGTATTGGGCGTCTGCCATGAGTCGAAAAAGGTTATCAGTAAAGCCGGCGAAAAAGCCCTGCACAGGTTGACAACCGCAATTACTCAAAGTATGGTTATCTCAAAGTTTATAGAGCGAGGGTGCAGGTGTCATATGGAAGCGTTGTAGGAGGTATAAATGCGCGGAGCTCAAGGTTCAGACACAGCAAAACGGGGACTCATTGACAAAATCACCGGCATGTTCAAGAAGGCAACGCCTGAATGGCTCGCTAATCTTTTAACAACAGAACGACAAACCTTCCGTATAGCAGATGCCGAAATCTTCGACCTTGGCCGTGCTCGTCTGTCTAAATATTCCGATTATGATCGTATGGATATGGAGATGGTAGAGCTGTCGTCCGCAGTTGATCTGTACGCTGATTGGGTAACGCAAAGCGGGTCGGAAGCAGGTGAAGTCTTCATGCTTGAACTGCCAGGCGGAGGTAAAGAACGAGAACGTAAAATTGTCAAGGCATTGGATAACCGGCTCGAATTAAAGGAACGGGTTTGGTTTATCGCTCGGAACACGGGTAAGTACGGAGATGCGTTTTATGAACTCGTGGCATCAAAGTTGATGATAATTAAGCTCATACATCTTCCCTGCAAGGAGATGTTCATTAACTATGATGAAGCTGGCAAGATAGATAGAGATATTCCATATTATCAGAAAGAATCAAGCACAGATAAACAAATAGCTCAGTTTGCACCGTGGGAAATCGTTCATTTTAAAATAGGCGAGGAAGACTACGGAGTCAATTACTCTATCTTTTCAAAGCTCAGACGCACGTTCAGGGTACAGAAGATGCTTGAAGATTCAATGGTTATAACCCGAATGACAAGGGCAAATCAGCAGGGCGTTTACTATGTTGATTGTTCAGGGATGACAGAGCGGGAAGCAACGAGATATTTACGGCGTGTTAAGTTAATAAATAGAAGGAAGCGGTATTTCGACACAGAAGGCAAGCTCAAGACGAAGTTCAATCCCCTGGCAGAGAATGAAGATCTCTATATTCCAGTAAGGAAAGGCAGTGGTGATAAGTTCGAGAAGATTGGAGGCGAGCGTCATCTCGGGGATATAAAAGACATCGAACATTTTCATAACAAGCTTTTTGCCGCAACAAAAGTGCCGAAAGCGTTTCTCGGATATGAAAGAGATGTCAACGCAAAAGCGACACTTGTCCAGCAGAACATAGCTTTTACCCGAGCAATTAAGCGTCAGAGATTTGCTTTAGCTCGCGGATTAAAAAAGATTTATCGGGTAGAGTTCATATGCAATGGGATTGATCCGGAGGCTCTTGACATGCAGATTCGGTTTCCGGCATTGGGTGAGGCAGACGAGGAAGCTAAGTGGACTATAGCAAAGCTCCGAGCAGAGACAACTAAGATTTACGGTGAGATAGGATTGCAACTGCCGGTAGAGTGGATAGTTAGAAAGATGCTCGATCTAACTACGGTAGAAGCAGATGAGCTAATCGCTTTGTTAGGAGTTGAAGGCGGAGAACCAACAACCACACCACCCGTCAAACCAATTTCAAAGGATAAACCACCACCCGAAAAACCAAAGTCTCCATCCCTTCATCCAGATAAGGATAAAGCAACAGATAAGGACAAGCAGACGAAGAAGCCCGGAGAAAGTGAATTCATAGGTGAGATTTCCGATAGTGAACTCGAGGCCATACTCGTGAAGGTTCAAGCCGACACGCATCTTCGAGCTATTATCAAGGCAGCAGAGACTGCAATTAAAAGTAACGTCGGCACGCGGAGATACGAGGTTTATTAAGGAGGGTATCATGAGCCCGGTTTATCTTTGTTCAAATGGCAAGTATCGTATCGGCTCGGGTCCCTGTATGTATAAATCAAAGGCATCAGCAGAAAAAGCGTACGCAGGGTATCGAGCCAAAGGGAGGGAGATAATGACAAAGAAAGAAGTGGTCTATACCTGCGAGTGTATCGAGTGCGGGTGGACAACAAAAACAAGTGAGCATTGCAATACGATTAAGTGCGAGAAATGTGGTGGAACGATGAGACGGAAGGCACGACCTGGACCCGGTAAGGAATCAATGTTAGCAGAGCCCGGGATTGACCCCGGATCCAAGACAGCCAAGTATTACCGTGTGAGGCAGAAGTCGCCGGGTCAGTTTCAGAGGTTCAGACAGCAACCGTTTGGAAAGGTCACATTGGGAATTCAAGTTGTCTATGGATTCCATCGGAAGCTCAAGAAGATGCAGGTTCAGGCGTTGCTCTTTCTTAAAACGAAGTGGACCGTACCGAAGATCCGAGTGTGGATTAAGGCACACAAGTTCATTGTCATGCCGGAGAACTGGATGCATCTTCATAAGCTCAGTGTTGTTATGCGACGTACATTTAATTACAGACTTTCGCTCGCTTTAGAATGGCGGGAGTTTTATCTTCAAGCGTTGAAAGAAGACAAGCCCGATCCGAGAGTGTGGGCTTGGTATAAGTTTGAGTCAAAATACATGAAATCGGAGAGTGGCAGGTGGATACTCAGACAATATCCGAAAGCCAGTTAGATAGAGAAATCTGGCTTGAGTCTCGTAAGTCAGTAATGGGCGCGGGGATGGTAACTGATATCGAGCGAGACATATTCACCCAAGCATACGCTTCAGTCGGAGGGTTTGATTTAGGAGCATATCGTAAATCAATTAGCTCGTATGCAAAGATGCGGACGGGATTCGAGAAACAACTTAAATCCCTCATTGCAAACTTCGATGCAGGCAGATTATCACGTTCTGCAACCATAGCTCAATTCCGAACCATAGCGACCGAGACATATAGAGGTGCGTTTAGGCTTGGAGCAATGCGAGCGGGCAATCCATTTTACAAGGATATAGGGTTAACCGCCGTAGATCGGAAGTTCGGGTTGATGGCAAGACAGACTGAAGAACGGTACTTCAGCAGGTTTCTTGACCAGCTTAGCGCGAAGAAGAGCAGGTTAGCACCAAGTGTCCGAGCGGGCAATTACGCTAAATCTCTCGATGCCCAGTACTGGAATGGCTTTACAGTAGGCACGGGCACAGCGTTTCTCATCCATTGGGAAATGGGTATGCCTTTCGGTCCTCATTGTGGAGACTGTGAAGATATAGCAGCGAGGTCTCCATATACGTCAAAGACACTTCCCACAGTTCCTCGTGCGGGAGATACTGCGTGCAGGCATAATTGTTATTGTACGTTAGTATCAGTAAAACCTGGAAGAGGTGTAGAAGCTCCAGGTGGGTTCGATGGGTTAGGAGCAACAGGACCTGGGATTTCGAGAACAGGGTTAGAGGCTTCGGCATGCCTCGTTCAGACTCGGACGGGACAGGCTGTGTCCGGCGGTGTTCATAAAATGTTCGACGATTTGTATGCCCAGATGTATACGCTAAGAGCGAAGGTAGCGTTGTCAGCGGGAGAGGAACAGGCAATATTCATAGCTCAGAGAAAGTTAGTCAATGCCGAGTTAATAAAGTTGGCCAAGTCATATAACGTGCGGGTCATTCCTCGGTACAGCGTTAAAGAAGTTATAAAGATAGCCGAGAGCCTGAAGGCAAAGGGATTAGACTTAGTAAAAGGAATATGGTTATGCCCATTCTAAGAGAAGTAAGGGTGCCGCCAGAATACATCCAGCAGTATAGGGCAATGGGTCCCTGCGTGAGAGTCGGTATGGAGGTATGGTTAATTGAGGGCAAACGACTTACAGTGGGAACGGTTCAAAGTATTGTCCCCGACAGTGGAATTTATATTGAACGAGCGGATGGAACTGTGTTCAGAACGCCAGGGGAGTCGGTAATAATGGGAGAACCCGAAGCAGCCATGAAGGTGGCGTTAAAATAACGGTGCTTGGCAACTGCAATGTTTTAGGACACTATTTAGTAAAGGAGGTGTTAGATGACAGTTTCTTACAGGAATAATACGAGTATTCGGCAGGTCAGATATGATCAGTATGGCATTCCACATATGGCGGAACCGGGTGAGACTATAACATATGAGACAGATCCAGGAGGCGGAGCCCCTCGTGGGTATACAGGGGCGACGTATCAATATCCGAGACTCGCTGCATCCTCTTTTGCTTTGATTACAGCGAGTATCATGCAAAATGCGGTACACGAAGGAAATGCGTTTATGGTAAGTCAGAGAACCGCCCTCGATGAATTTGATATGGACGCTCCATTAACATTTTACATCATAGTGCCAGACACTCTCAAATGGGCTCACCTAAGTATCTTTTGTGACGCGAATACTCCTGCGTATTGGGAATTGTTTGAAGATGGAGGCGATCCTTCTAAGTTTGATGTGTCGGGAGGAGTTGCCGTAGTGCCCGTAAATAGAAATAGAAATTTGAGCAGTGGCGAATCAGGGCTTACTATCACGAAGGGAGCCACAGTGGACAAGGCCGACGCTGCGTGTTGTATAGCAACTGAAGTAGCGGCAAAAGCGGCAGATGAGTCTCAGCGCGTCGGGGTTGTTCTAAAGCAGAATACGAAGTATTTGGTGAGGGCGATGTCTTATGCCGATAACAATGAGGGGAGTCTCAGATTGAAATGGAAGGAGATGACAGATATGGAATAATCGAGGAGGGCAGAGCGGTTGCGGCTCTGTGCATGATTTGGCATGAGCTCATTGATAGAGAATGATTTCCAAAGGAGGAAAGATGAAAAACAATGAAGAGAGAAACCGAAGGATTAAGATGGGGGTTCTGGCGTTAGTGCTCACGATAATTGCGTATGCACTTGCAAAAATTACAAACGACACATCGGGAGATTGGTTCAAGTTCTCGATACTATGCGTTGGGTTGGTTGGCATTATAGATGGTTGCCTGACATTTACTGATGTCTTGGGGAAGAAGTAATGGAAATTAGCAGGACGGTAGCCGCAGTAATCGGAACAGGAATAGCGTTGTTGATTCTGAAAGAGGTGTTTAATTTCGTTCGTTGGATATTGAACAGGATGAGGAAGAATCCGGGGTCGGAAGCTGATGACCCACTGAAGAGAATTGAGGAGAAACTTGATGGCGTGAGTACTGATATGGGGCAGTGCAAGGTTGATCTGGGCATCGTGAAGACGCAGGTGGACTTTTTTGTTGCGAACAAGGAAACACAGCGGAAAGAGTTAAAGGAAGTGACAGACAAGCTAGCAGAAATTCCTCAGAAGTATGCCGACCAAGTGCTCAAATGTGAGAAGAGGTTTGGTAAGATTGAAAGTAAGAGGAAATCCAAATAGGAGGTGAAGGCAATGACAAAGAATATCAAACGTACGATCTTTGAAATTGCTGTCGTTGTGATCATACTCATCATTGGCTATTTCATTCTGAACAACATCAGCACCAAAGCGTACGTGATGGAGGGCAGGGCTAAGGCTCTTCAGGAGAAGTATGATACCGATAAGGGGGCGTGGAAGAAGGAGAAAGCAGATATCAATACCAAGTTCAATGAAAAGCTCGAAGGCGTTACTCGTGTAGCAGATGAGATTGTGGCAAAAGCAAATGCCGAAAAAGAGGCAATCGAAGAAAAGTATGAGGAGTCCTTAGAAGCGATTGCCGAAGCGGGCGATGATGAGGTCGTGTTTGAGCTGAACAAGGTTGTCGGCAATGAGTTCACGCTGACAAACTCGGGCTTCTTTTTATCGACCCGGAAGGGCGCAGAGCTGACGCTGGCCGTGTTCAAGGATAGGGGTAAGTACAAGGCTCTGTACGAGACGGAGTTGGAAACAACAGCCGGGTTGAGGCAGGAGATGGAGGAATTCAAGATAAGTGTTAAGAAGTCTTGGGACGAGAATAATGCGGCCTGGGCAAAAAGGTTGACGGATAGTGAGATTGTGCAGACGAATTGTGCGATTGCGTTGAAAGCGAGCAAGCGTGCCCGGACAGCCTCTTTATTTAAGGGAGCAGGTGGAGGCGTTTTGCTCGTTGTGGTGGCAATTGCTGTGAAGTCACTTTTAGATTAGCAGACGCTTGGAGGTTAAAACTGCTAAAAGAGTATAATAACGATACGCTGAGTCCACAGGTCTATTATGATCAGTGGATGAATCCACATACGTTGCAACCGGGCGAGACAAAATGGCTGAGCATGGAGGACGAAGTTCCTCCCAATGGGGCTCCCACAGTGAAGTCCTATCCCCCGATCGGTATGCAAGCGGTAAAAAATTTCTATTGGAATCCAGAGACGAGGCGGTTTGAGGTGGTATTTGACGATACGCCGGTGTAGGTTGGTTGACAAAATTTTATAAGGAGGCTTTAAAATGGGTAAAATGACACTAGACCCAAATGCGCAGTCTTATACGGATGATGAGATCGTTGGAAAGGTTAACACCGCCGCCGTTCCTATTACCCGTGTGGATGCGATTGAAGACCCCGCACTTAAAGAGAGCGCCGACTTCCAGAAGATCACAACGGTAAAAGAGACCAAGCTTGATGGTATCGAGGATGGCGCGCAAGTAGATCAGAGTGGAGCAGAGATCAAAACAGCTTATGAAGCAGAGCCAAACGCTTTTACCGACACCAAAGATACCAAGTTGACTGGAATCGAAGAGGGCGCAGAAGTAAGCCCGACTGACGATGAGGTAGTGGGGCAGATCAATACCGCCGCCGTTCCGATCACTCGTGAAGCTGCACTGAGTCCAGTTGACTTGAAGTTAGTCAAGTCCGAGCCGGTCGTAGGTGAACACAGAGTCAATTACATCGTTCGAAAAGCAGATGGCAAGATGGAAGCAGACTACGAAGACACACCTGAGTCTTAATTTTAGTGAGGCTCGATGGGCAAGGTCCTTTTTGGACATGCCGATTTGGTTGGTGGAGGATTAACAGACTTACATAGCCACGTAGGAATTGGAAGTGACAGAGGATTCGGTATCTGTTTATTTGAGAGGGATGTATCCGTAAATATGGCCAATCCCGGGCCGACGATGTTTGTCGTCCCCACCGCCATGAACGGCATGAATCTGGTTGCCGCTATAGCATCAGTGGGCAACAGCAAAGGGATAACTGGCTCTACAGATGTTCGACTGGCAAAGAGAAGGGAAGGGAGTAATTATTACATGTTCATAACGAACATACAGATAGGCGACGTATGGTGGGCAGATAACTGTGAGATAGACCCGGCCCAGTCTGAAATCCTGACAGGAGATACAATCCGTGCCGACGTTGTTGCTGTGCATACGACACCGCCCAAAGGGCTGACCGTATCTGCGATTTTCATATAGTAAGATGAGTCAAATAGCACGACCTAACAGTACGATAGACAGTGCTGGGTGGGCAGTGATCGGTGCGCCTACTCACCACGAAGCCGTGGACGATGAAATCAGAGACGACGATGCTTCGTATATTAAATGTGTTGAAGGAAATGGTTTGATAAAACTTGGTCTAAGCGAGGTCGAAGAGCCACGTGTAAGATCTAGTCCTGACCATATATTTACAATGTGGGCGAGGGCGATCGGTTCAGGAAAAGGTGAAAGTCTTGATGGATGGCTGTATCAAGGAGAAACATTGATTAAGCAGTTATACAGTAAGAAGGCGATGCCTAGGATAGACTACTCGTTTGACATCAGATCCGTATTGGGAGGAGAGGAGGCTGAGTTGATTACAGATTATTCCGCACTTGAGGTTCATTTTGCGTACAACATAATTGGAGCAGGCGAGGAGATTAGGATAACCTTGATGGAACTCGAAGTTCCCGATCCCAAAACATACAAGGGTCCAGTCATGATGATTATTTAAAAGGAGGCTAAAATGTAGCTGCGGTCCACACAACCCCGCCGAAGGGGCTTTCTATAACGCCGACTTTGGAGATACCGTAAGGTAGGAGGTTGACGGTTTATTTAGGAAAAGGTTGACAACTGCAATGTGTTCTGGAAATCTAACAGAAAGGAGGCTCACGCATGGACGGTGAGAAGATTATAGAGATACGTGATATTTATTGGTCTGACTTGACGTTCGACGAGGAGGAAGATGAAGAGTCAGGCGAAAAACGTATGCGTGTACAGGGGGTTGTTCAAGAAGCTGAGATTGTAAATCAAAATAAGCGAAAGTATCCAAAAGCCGTTCTCGCCGAAGCTATGAGAGCGGCAAAGCAGAAGATGGCAAGTGGTCGTGTATTTGGCGAGGTAGATCATCCAGAATGGAGAGGAAAGTTAGGTGATTCATCCCATCTTCTCAGGAAATTGTGGTGGAAGGATGCAGAGTCAAACAAGTTGATGGGGGAAATGCTCGTTTTTAACACCCCACAGGGTGAAATTATTCAGGAAATATTGAGAGCTGGCGGAAGGCCAGGCTTCTCGTCTAGAGGTAAAGGACAGTCAAAATCAACTAAGATAAAAGGTGTAGGTGATGTTTCGGTAATACAACTAGGGTATAGGTTTGATTCGATCGATTTTGTAATCGATCCTAGTGTGCGAAATGCCCGTGTAACAAAGGTCATTGAGCAGGCACTGGAACAAAATTTAGATACGGAGGAGACTCCAATGAAGAAAGAATTAAAAGATTTAACTGCCGATGAGCTGAGGAAGGAAAATCCCGATGCCTTAAAGGAAATCATCGAAGAAGAGCGCAAAACCATCAAGAAAGAGGTTGAAAAAGAGGCAGAGTCGACTGATGAGCAGAAAGCGATAACCAAGCTCGAAGGAGAAAAGACAGCATGCGAAACTCGTATTACTGACCTTGAAGCCGAAGTGACAGAAAAGGATGCCGAAATAGAGCGTCATCTTGCAACCATTGAATCCATTGTTGACTTGCTTCGAAGCGGAGAATATCTTAAAGCAGAATCTGAAGGTGAGACAGAAGATGAAATCCTCGCAGCTGCAAAATTGAAGGTAGTAGAACTCGAGCGGGAGGCTGAAGCAAACAAGGCGGCCTTAAAAACAAAGGAAGACAAACTCGCCGAACTCGAAAAAGAAAAGGCAAAGGATGAAGCCCAGGCTCATTTGTTAGTGAAAACCGAGAAGCATCCTCTCAAGGATGTGTTGAGGGATAAGTTGAAGGACTGCAAAACCATTGAGGACGTCGATGAGGGTCTCAAAACTTATACCGAACTCATCACAGCTCTTGAGAAGGAGAATGGTGAACCAAAGGGTAAAGGTAAAGGTGAACATGAAACCGAAGAGGAAGTAGCCGAAGGTGATGGCATTAAGGAGCGGGTTAAAGCTCGCGCCGGTATCAAATCCAAGAAGAAGGAGGAAAAATAATGAAGCGATCAACAGCCACAGACAGATTCAAAGCCCGGTATGAATCTCAGATGGATGAGAACCCCGAACTCGCATTGCTCAAGGAGGACCCCGTAAAATTCTTCGGTGACAGTTATGAAGCGTTGACAGAAGACCTCGATCAGAATGCTATCAGGGAGAAAGACCTCGATAGCAAGGATTATGTTCTAGCTCGGTGCTTGGAAAACCAAGCCAATGCCATGATCGACGAAGCAACCACATGGACGGGTGACATCTCTTCGTTCGTTACCATTGCTATGCCCCTTGTCAGAAAAATCTTTGCCAAGCTGATTGCCATGGATTTAGTGTCAATTCAGCCCATTTCTCAACCCGATGCTAAAATTTTCTATCTCGACTTCACGTATACCACAGCACCATCAGGTGGAAGTGCTGCGGATTCCGTTGCCGATGTTCGTGACAAAGACTATGCCACCAGAGTCGAAACCAAAGCCGGAGCTGCCGTAAAAGAACTCGATCTGGAGATAACCGACGAAACCATCAGTGCAATTGAAAAGGCTCTGAAAGCGAAATGGACCATTGAGTTAGAGCAAGACTTAATGGCATATCACAGGCTCAGTGCAGAAACAGAACTTATGAAAGCTCTGCAGGATCAGATCATTCGAGAAATCGATGGTCTTGTTATTGCCGCTCTCTTAGCAGGTGCAGGTGGAACTGGAAGTGGAAGTGGTACAGGTGCCGGAACCGTTACCTGGAACCCAAGTGGATGGCTCACTCAGGATGTCAAAACCATTGATCGAACAGCCTATAAGAAAACTCTGTATGAAGCAGTGTGTGACTGCTCAAATCTCATTTTCAAGAAACGCTACAGACCAGGAACTTGGATCATCGGTCATCCCGATGACATTGTCAGGCTCGAAAAGCTCGAAGAGTTCAAATACACCGAATCACCAGACACAACCACAGGTTCGATTGGCAGAGTTTTAGAAGGAACACTCAATAACAGGTTCAACGTTTACAAAGATCCGTATTGGGCTAATCCAGGAACTATGCTGATGGGTTATAAAGGTTCGACTTGGACAGATGCAGTTGGATTCTTCTCTCCGTACATTCCACTCTATATGACCCCGAAGATTGTTGACCCTAATGACTTCATCCCCCGCAAGGGATTGATGAGTCGATTTGCATACGGAACTCTTATCAAAGACGGCTTGGCAACTATCAACATATCCAGCTCGTAAGTTTAACCGAGTTTGAGTTCAGGCTTTTAAAAATAAGCGAGAGGACTTCTTTCGCAGGGAGTCCTCTCTGCTATTTAACCGAGGTGCTGGTGATTTACAACGGTAACGGTCTGCAGGTGTTTTATAATGAGAACAGAGAACCCATTGAGGTTCCGCCACATTTTATTGTAGATATCCAGCCGTCACCGCCATCAATTCCAAATGTTCATCGTATTGATAAGATAACGCCCTATTTAAAACCAAATTTAACGTATGTAATTGTTCGAAGCTATGCTTTGGGGGATATCCTTATGCTCATTCCTGTTATGCGGGAGTTCAAGGATAAATACTCGGGGTCAAAGGTAGTATTAGTCACAAGTGGGCGTTTCATGACGAGCATTATTCTAAGAGAGCTATCAGGAGATGTCTTTAATGCCATTTCCTACAGGATTTACACAAACCCCAAGCACTATGATGTGGGGATTATACTCAATGACATTTTAGAACGGGACCATCAAGACCCAAAATACTCAGTAAAGCACAGGGTTGACATCTATCGGGAATTTCTTGGACTTAAATCGGGGGAGTTGCCCGTGTGGAACGAGGAAGAAATTTCACCGGGTAAGCATGGTGTGGTCTTCTGTTCTGCGGGCAATACACGTAAGAAAGCTTTGGAAGATGAAACAGCATCATACATTGAGAAAAAACTGGTTTCACGGTTTAACAAGGTTTGTCATATCAATCATAATCAACATATTCCAGAGCAAGAGTTATTGGATAAGATTAGGCAGGCACGAGCAGTTATAACTATGGACACGGCGCCGCTTTGGATTGCACATTTCTATCGTACCCCCGTTGTTTTCCTGTCAGGTCCGACCCGTGGGAAGGAACGGCTGTGTTATCATCCGCTCTTCCCCGACGGGGTATCTGAAGTGTCAATGAGTGAAATGGTGGGATGCACTCCATGTTTTGAAAAGGCTGATACCTGTCATATGAATATCGACTGCATGAGAGTGCCGAAGGCAAAGGTTTGGGAAGCAGTAAATTCAGCATTGGAGAAAGTAATGTGGAAAAGTTAGGAACGGAATTGGGAGCAAAAGGTACAGGTTTTTATCGGTCGTATAAGCGGTTATTATATGCAAATACGAGCAAAGCTCCACAGGTTTACTATGACTCTAATCGCGATCCGATAACAGTCATGCCCGGTGAGACAAAGTTCAAGGACACCGTGGAGAAGATGGATATTCCAGCTTACTTTGTCAGCCCCGAATTATGGAATGCCCAGAAGGACGCAGAAGCGATGCTTGATAGGAAAGGCAAAGTTACTGTTCTGCTTGAACGGACAGTGGGGAATAGAGGAGATCATGTACTTGCGACAGCAATTCCAAAGGCATATAAGGATGTTTTAGGTGATCGAGCTATAGTTGATATTCGGATTCCAAGGTTATATCTGCCGTTTTGGAAGTTCAATCCATACGTTCGTGACATCTATATTATCGAAGAGGGGAAAACACCAAAGGGTTATGATGTCCTGCTTAACACAGATAATGTCAAGTTGAAGTGCGAACCGAAGGATTGGGAAAAGAAACGGCATAGAAAGAACAGGACGGCAATTTATTTAGCACAGCTAGGCTTATATCCAATAGATAAACGCCCGGTATACATCGTGTCTTCAGCCGAGCGAAAATGGGCAAAAAAGTTTGTTGGAAAGCTGCGTCGCCCGTTAGTCGGAATTCAGACGAGAGCATCCGTTCGGTCAAAGACATATCCATTCATGGCTGACGTGGCTATGGAACTTAGCACACGGGATTATGGTGTGATTATTCTTGATGAAACGGGGGAAAAAGATTTTACTTTTAAATATACGATTAGAGAACTGGCAGCGTTAATAGAACAGTGTGATATTGTCGTCACTAATGATTCGCTTCACTCACACTTGGCAGGAGCACTGGACAAAAAGATTATTGGCATTTACGGCCCGACAGATGGTCACATTTTCTGTGAGGATTATGAGAAGGCATCGGTTATTCAGGCACCATGCACAGTTAAATTAAAGAAGCAACCCTGCTGGCATAAACTCGACTGCATTCCAGGCAGGTCAACAAAAGAAAAAGAAGATGGTGGGTATTCGAAGTGTTTAGAGGCACTCGATCCAAGTACTGTGTTAGCGGAGATTGAACGGGTGAAGACAGATACACGGCGTGTACTGCTCGTAATGTTAACTTTCAATCTCTTATCTTTTACGAAGAAGGCAATAGCATCAATTCGGTGTTGGCATGACTATGATCTGTTTGTTGTGGATAATGTGTCAACGGACGGCACTCAGGAATGGTTGAAAGAGAAGGGCATTAAGTTTGTGTCCAAGCAGTCGAGTGTCGCAAGCGCTCAGAATATCGGTATTGATGAGTGTTTGAAGGGCAATTACAAGTATATGATTTTGTTAAATAATGACCTCGTTCTTCGCTATGATACATTGGATGTCTTGATTAACGTAGCAGATAAGACTGGGTGTTTTGGATGTATGTCTAGTCCCATTAAAAATGTTCCTCCTTGGGCAGTTGATGAAGGCGTATCAGATGCGGATTGGGAGACGAAGGAAATTGTAGATATTCCTGCGGGTTCGTATTCAGCAACGCTCTTGTCAAGGGAGTGTCTTGAAAAAGTGGGTAAGTTTGATGAGAGCTTCACCCCAAGATACATCGAGGATAATGATTACACACTTCGAATTCGACTTGCTGGTCAGAAGTTTCTACATTCAAGTCAGGCTTTGTTTTATCATGCTCTCGGCGCCGTCGAATCAATGAATGTGGAGGCGAAGAGAACCAAGGATGTCACCTGGGCACGGAATATTAAGCGGTATAAGGAGAAGTGGGGATTTCTTCCTCACGAAGAGCAGAGGCTTGGAAATTTGGGCATTGAATGGCAGACTCGGGTGAAAGGGATGACCGTTATCGAAGAGATAAATCAGATAATCGAGAGGGAGAAGAAGTGTCGTGTAATTGTCAGGCGCGCAATGGGCGGCTATGGCGACATCATTTTCATAACAGTTGTGGCAAGGGCGTTAAAGAAGCAGTTCGGACAGGCAGTCACAGTTATTTACGTAGTGCCAACTGAGTTCGTGACCCTTCTTCAATCTTATCCATATATTGATGAGGTGAGTGATAGTATTTCGAGACAAGTTGGCGACTATTCAATAGATTTGACAGATTTAGAATTCAGGGTAGAGCTTCAGGAGATGCAAAATTTTGGGCATATTCAGCGGCCGAGGACGCAGATTTATCTCGATATGTTGGGTGTCAAGGATGGACTAAAGCCAGATTATTTTGTCCTTCCGCATGAAGCACAGTGGGCGAGAGATATGTGGAAGACTCTGCCGAAGGGTCAGAAAGTTTGTATTACTCAGACCGCAAGCAACAAGCTGAAGACATGGCCATATATGAAAGAGTTAGTTAGGGCATTGAAGGATGAGAGTCTATCTATTATTGTGCTTGATGAGAAAAAGAAGTTAATGTCTGGGGCTTATCCTTATTCATTCCGGCATGCTTCGGCACTCATTTCCGAGTGTGATTTTGTTATCGCCCCCGACACAGGTATATCAAACGTAGCAGGGGCTTTGGACAAGCCGGTCTTAACAATATTCAGTAATCGTGATGGCAGGGTATTTATTAAGATGTTTCCTTCGATGATTCCGATTCAGGGTCATTGTCAAACATTGGAGGAAGATTTTTGTGATTTTTCGACATTGTGTTTTGGCGATGCTCCTCATCGGGAGAAGGAGAATATTGATTATGCAGATTGTTTAAAGAGGTTATCAGTTGAAGAAGTGCTTAAAGAAGTGCGAAAATTGTCATTGGTTCTTAGTTCTTCCAACTTGCCTTGAAAAGATGCGAGCTGAGTTCGGCGAGTGGTATTGTACGAACCATAAGGTGAGACGGAAGAAGGTAAGACCAACAATGTCGGCGTGCCGACATTGGAAGCGGGAGAGGAAAACATTATGGCCGAAGACGAGTTGAAGAGAATCTGGGAGTTCCCGGTTCACTTCATTCTTGGGTTCAACCGGAGTGGCACAACATTGCTCCTCTCCCTTCTTCGAGGACACGAAGAAATCGAAACCGGGTTTGAGGAGCCTGATCATCTTTATCGCTTGATCGCTAAGACAGCACGTTACGAAAGGCATTATGAGGAGACGCTTAAAATTCCAAAAGCGGAAATCAAAGCTTTGTATGATAGATCAACCGCTTTCTTTATTAAGCATTTCTATCGTGAATTGGCAGGGAGATTTGGCAAGAAAATGGCTGTACTGAAGCATCCATCTCTGTCTCCTTATTATCACCGTCTTGCCGAAATGTTTCCCGATGCCAAGTTCATTATCTTGCTTCGCCATCCTTACGATTTAACAGCTTCAGTTCTTCATCACATAGATAATGATCCGTGGGATCAGGCTAAGCACATTTTCCCGGGTGAGATACCTCAACTGTGTGATATGATAAAACGGTATCATCGGAAGGAACTGCTTCAAGCACTCCCTGACGGTAGATCGGTGAAGGTGAAATTCGAGGAGTTTTTGCTTCGGCCAATGGACACTCTTGGTCTTATCCTCGCACATTTCAAAGCTACTGCATCTTTAACTGCCATTAACCATATTCTTTTCCGGGCGGCAAAAGGCAAGCTTCCAGCTATGGGCCGGAAGATTACGAGTACGAAAATTGTGACACCTGTTAACAGGTTTTCCGCACTTGAGGAGGAGAAGAGGGTGGTGATCAAGGCAGAGATGAGTGGGTTTTGCAAGGAATTGGGGTACAAGACGAAATGAATTACATAGTTATCATGACGGATGGGATGAGGGCAGACTTTGCTCTCGACCCATTATTAATGCCCAATGTCTATAAATTTCTTAATCAGTTTGGGGGAATGGAGTTCACGAATGCCTATACTACGACGACGTGGACGCTTGCTGCTTTAATGTCTCTTTACACAGGGAGATTGCCATCAAATAATGGTGTTGATGACATTACTTATTCAACACCCGAGCAGGCGATGAAAAAGGACCCGAGGTACTGGAGGGCAAGCAAGTGTCAGGATGCTGATTTTCTTCCTTGGAGACTTAAAATGTCTGGCTATCGCACCGTGCTTTTCTCAGTTGACCAAGTATCCAAATCGTTAGCTAATACTGCAAACCATCATTTTGCCAGGTATGTTCGTTGGGACTTCCGATATTTTCAGCCGTCAAAGTTTTTGAAAGAGCCTCACCCGTCACCCTTTTTCTATCATATTTACGATCATGATGGAGGGCACGATCCTTTTGGCAGGTATCCCCGTACAACGCTCAGCTCATGGATGAGGTGGAAGGAAACCCATCAGCCCATCACTTACCTTCATTTGTGGAGGAACCGAGCAGAATGGAGTAAGGAGAGACTTTATGAATGTTGCTGTGAGCAGGTGAAGCAGTATGACGAGAAACTGGGGACGTTCCTTAACTGGTTGGTAGCAGTAAAGCTTCATGAGAACACGACAGTTATCCTTACGAGCGATCATGGGACCTGTTTGTGGGATCATAATTGGGTCGGACACGTACAGAATGTCTACGAGGAGATTGTGCGGGTGCCTCTGGTAGTTTGCACTCCTGAAGTGAAGGGCCTTCACACTGTTACTGATATTGTATCCATCGTGGACATTGCTCCAACGATATTGGGGCAGGACAGGTTTGGCGATGGTGTTAATCTTTTTAACCGGCAGAAGGACAGAGCTGTGTTTTTTGAATTTACCAGGGTGAAGGATCCAGCTGGTAACAAGGCGAAAGCCCTTGCCGATCCCCGGTATCCGAGGACGAGATGCGTGCGGGGAGTCAGGCATCAGAATTTCAAGTTCATTTTTAAGAAGACAATCAAAGACGAGGCAACGACGGAGCTTTACGATCTGTCTAACACCCATGTGGAGGATGATAGATCCCGTCTTCATAATAAGGTTTACGAAACAAAGTATCTAGCCATGCTAAAGGAAACATTTGGAGAGTTCTAATGAAAATCTATGTCGAGACGACTACGTACAACGAGGAATGTTTGATTGGAGCCTGTCTGAAAAGCGTCTATGACCTTGTAGACGAGATCATAGTGGTTGACGGCTCTGCTCACGGTCCGTCCACTGACAGAACTGCTGAGATCGCTACGGCTGTGGGGGAGAAGGTGAAGTTGTTCAAGGGAGCCTACCCACGGCCTATCGGAAGACCTGACGGAAGTATGTACATAGCATACGGTGAAAGGGACCACAGGCAAGCTTGTATTGACAAGATGGAGAAGAGTTTTGATAACTGGTGCATTTTGCATGACTCAGATGAGATTTTTGACTCCAAATATCTGCGACGGTTGCTCGAACACATCAGGAACAACAATGCCGATCATCGCATTATGTCTTTTAGTTATCACGGAGTTACTTTTTATAGGTGTTTAAAGGGGACGCGCGTTTCAGGCGGGCCTCTCAATTGTCGTGCGTTCAGACTTGTCCCCGGAATTGCAGTGATAAGAAAGTCCTCAGTTGGCATTCCGGGGAAGTCAAACTGGAAGACGTCACCCAGCCCCGAGCGGACTGTTCTTAGTGACGTGTTCTTTTATCACTTCCACGATTTTGCGCCGTACGAGCGGAGGCTTTTCAAGGCGAAGTGTATGGTCGAAAGAGGAGGGAGCCAAGCGGCGGGGCGTGGGTACAAACCTTATGAGTGGGAGAGATTCAAGAAGGATAAACACCCGCTCTGGTTAAAAGGGGAAGGGGAGGTGAGTCAGGAGTTGGAGAGACTGAGCGTATCTTTGCCTCCACATCCAACGATGGAAGACCTAGCCCCGTGGATAGAAGCTTGGAAGAAAAAATGAACTATATCATAGTGACGACCGATGCTCTCAGGGCTGACCTCGCTAACGATCCGACTTTGATGCCCTGCTTTCATCGGTTTTTGTCTAAGTACGGTGGAATGAAATTTATGAACGCTTACTCGGTTGCTACGTGGAC